TTACTGTGTCAATTGCACCGTCGATAACAGTATCGACAATGGTTTCTACTACGTCATGCGGCAAAATAGGCACAGCCGTTTCAATAGCTACTTCTGCTACGTCTTTTACTGATTCTACAATCTGATCAAATAATGACATGGTTACGCTCCTAATTAAGTGGTGGGTTTATACATCTCCGCCAGCTTGCGGCATTGTAAAGATATTTGGGGTTGTCCTGTCAGCCATTCGTAACTCCGGGTTTTGCTAGGTAGAAACCGCCTAGCTCGGTTGTGAGGGAAATCCCTCAATTCTTTATTTGGCAGGCCATTTCCTCGACTTGCCTGGATTGATTACGTCTTGATATTAGTATGCATATATTATTCCAGTACTGGTTCAGGTTGTATTGCTTCTTCTTCAATTACAGGAGCAATATATCTACCATCTTCCTGTCTAACCCAACCATTTTGAACATCATCTGCAATTGGGTAAAGTGTATCCACAATTGCAGGAACAAAACAATCCTCAATTGCAAAGCCTTCCATAAGTGTGATGATTTCGACCACACTATTATCTATAATTCGTCCGTATCTCATAATTTCACCACTCCACAATGACTAAACCTTGACCACCGTTACCCGCCGTTGAACCCCCACCGCCGCCACCGGGGATACCACCAGCACACGCGAAAGTGCCACTTCCGCCACCCCCGCCGTTTATTCCGTTTTGCGCAGTACCCCCGCCGCCGCCAGTACCAATAAAATCAATAGAAAACTGCTGTAACCCCGATGTTGGGGGAAAGAGGACAGTAGTACTTGCTTTGCCGCCAATACCTAAAAAACCAAAGCCGCTAAAAGTACTATTAGAACCCCCGCCAGCGCCGCCTTTACCTGCTATCTGTGTATTGCCGCCGCCGTTACCAATCAAGGAGGCCGAACCGCCACCACCGCAGCCATTAGCCCCGGCACCGCCGGTATTATTAATATCTCCGCCTGACCCGGTACCTGCCGTGCCACCAGAGCCGCCACCGCCTGCAGCAGAACAATAGGAACCAAAGGAAGAAGTACCACCGGCGGTTACACTTACATTACCGCCAGCGCCAACAGTCACTGCGACTGAAGTAACCCTGGTTAAATCGTAAATGGTTTCCATTGAGAACCCACCACCACTGCCGCCGTTATACCCCCCGCCACCCCAAACTCTTGCTCGGACTTTACCGATGCCAAGGGGAACTGACCACGTACCGGAAGCAAAATATAGTTGAACCTGCCCTGTGCCAAATACACCGGAGATGGGGTTATAGCCTGTTGAGATTGTTTGAATACCCATTTTTTTACCACTCCACAATAACTAAACCAGTGCCGCTAGAACCACCAGAGCCGCCACCGCCGCCGGGAAAACCACCGCCACCACTAGCGCCTCCACCTCCGCCGCCATTCACACCGGATTGATTGCCAGAACCACCGCCGCCAGCACCGATAAAATCAATGGAAAATATAGGGTCTAACCCTGTTGCGGCGTAATGCTCCGTTGGGGTGTTTACGCTCTTAAAATACCCGCCAGTGCCTAAAAAGCCATTGCCCCCTGCATTACCCGCAACAGCACCGCCGCCTGATCCGCCATTAAGTCCGTTAGTATTTGTTGCTGCCGCCGCGGCACCGCCATTACCAAACAAAGATGCGGCTCCGCCACCCGATGCGGATGTGCTATTGGCTAACCCCCCAGAATAATTAATATCCCCGCCCGAACCCGCACCTACGGCACCCGCAGATGTTGCCCCCCCAGTAGCAGAACAGTAAGAACCAAAGGATGATGTGCCCGCAGTAGCGCCGACTGTCACCGCAACAGAAGTAACACCGGTTAAGTCGTACACGGTTTTTAATGAAAACCCACCACCTGAACCAAAGCTACCACCACCACCACCCCAAACCCTAGCTCGGACTTTACTGATGCCAAGAGGCACACTCCATGTACCAGAGGCGCTAAAGAATTGCACCTGCCCTGTGCCAAAAACCCCGGTGATGGGGTTAAAGGCTTGCGATAAAGTTGGGATCGCCATTATTCAAGTCCTCGCAAGTTAACCGCTCTACCGGCTACAGTTCCCTTATTGCCGAAAACACCTTGGCCGGTGTAGTCAAAAGCAATGGGGGTAGCAACGCTAGGATAGTTAGTATTCAAAGTTGCAGGACCGTTAATAATTACGGAACCTGTGCTACCAGCACTGGCCGTACTAGCGGCAACACCCAGCAACACATACGAAGGCGCAGCAAAACTACCTGTGCCTGATAATAGAGTAGTTCCGTTTGTTAAAGTTTGCGATGATACTGTTGCTAAAGTTGGGTAGCTACTTGCATTCAAGTACCCAATTGCAACATTGCCGTTAGCCATACTGTTGCCAGTAATGCCATAAGACTGCGTAGCGCTATTTGCTAACCCAAGATTACCAAAGGTAACGGAGTAAGCCCCGCCACTAGTTGCTGTGCCAAGTGCGTAGTTAAGGTTAGTGCTACCGTCAACACTGAATACCATAAAACCAGATGCTGTAGCAACTGCAACTATGTCATTTGATATACCAAAGCCAGCAGCGGCAAGGCTATAGCTGTAAATCAATGTTGGAGTACCCCCGCCAGTACCACCGGTGGAATAGATATATGCGGTCATAACACTAGATGAGTTGAAGTACACAACCATAAAGTTACCGTTGGCTAACGCGCATCCTGAAAATCCGTAGGTCTGCGAACCGCCCGCGCTAGGAGTAAAAGTCCCGGAAGAAATTAAGCCCCCTGAAGAGATGTACCGTGATTGCCAATTAACCTGTAACGTACTGTTTGCAATTGAATAGATATACATCGTATTAGAGTTAGTTCCTACTAACCCCATCATCACACCTTTAGTTCCATTTCCACTTGGGCCGGTTGGGCCGGTGCTGAAATAAGTTTGCCCCGCACCGTTATTCAATATTCCATAATAACCACTGCCGGTGTAGTTAGAAAAACCTACGCCGCCGGCAAAAGACGCAGCTATCGCATAACCAGAACTATAGATAGCGGAACCCCAATTTGTAGGGCCGTCAATATTAGTACCTACACTGTTATATCTAAGATGTCTTTGGTTCCCGGCGCTGCTACTTACATACATTATGTAAAAGTTGCCATTAGCCATCGCCGCAATAGTTACTAACGATGGGTTACTGGTGTACAAGTCCGAAGTAGCTGTTGCTGCGGCTTTAACTACGGTTACTCCATCTGCCGCATACACAGCATATTTAATAACGCCGGAAGACCCGTTTTGCCAAGCGATCGCAATATTTCCCCCGACCAACCCCGTAACGCAGCAATTGCTGCTAGTAGCAACTGATTCAAGCACAGTGGGGCCACCTACTACCGTCCCCGCCGTTATGGTTGATCCGGTATAAACTGCTTGCGGAGGGCCTAGTGGGCCATAACATGTTTGTGGCCCTGTAGTACTCTGCGTGTTCTGCGCAGGAACACTACAAACAAGACTTCCCGTAGTCGGGAGAGACATAGACGCTGATCTAGGAAACCCTACTGAATTATTTGCAAAAGTATAAACGTAGTCTCCAGCGCTGAAACCTGTATCGGTATAAGCTGGAATAACGACATGTGTTCCCGGCGCTACTGGCGCTTGAGATGCGATAGGGGTTATTGATCTTGACATGTTTTACTCCTCGTATCCATAAACGCTGACGCTAACGCCATCAAAACTAGCATAAACCACCACGTTCTTAGCTGCATTGGCAACTATGCCACCGCGCTCTAACACACCCTTACCGGCAAGCACCGTGTCATATTCAATATAATCATCTGTCGTCGGAGTTCCTGTCGAGGCAATAGCCAAACGAACTGCGATTGGGGAGTTGGTTGTATTTGTAATGCTAACATTAAACGTGGCTGTCTTGCTTGCCGGAACCGTATACACCAAAGTGTTAGTATTCGCTGCCAACGATGCTTGCCCTAAAATTCCTGTTGCCATAATTATGTTCCTTTAAAAATTTGAGAAAAAATAGATTTTTGAACTACTTGCACCTATAGGTGCTGCTACTGGCGTTTGCCAAGTTGCTGTCGTACCAGCAGTAGCCATTAAGACTTGACCTACCGTTGGAGCAGCCGCAGCACTAACTGAAACAGTTGTTGTGGCTGACTTCAAGCCATAACCAACTGCATCTGTGCAATTAGTCAAAATGCCACTTGTTGGTGTTCCTAAAATTGGAGTAACTAATGTAGGGGAGGTCGCAAACACTAAACTTCCTGTTCCAGTCTCATTTGAAATTACACCAGCCAATTGAGCAGAAGTTGTGGCAGCAAACTGATTTAAACCATTAGCAATATTAGCAGGTACATAACCTAATCCAATCTCTATTGTTGCCCAATTAGCTGTAGTTTGTCCTGGGGTATCAATAAGAGCCCTAACATTAGTACCAACTGAAAATCCTAACAACACTCCCGCAGTAGCAATTACAGATATAGTCCAGATGTCTCCTTTAAGGATTGCACCAGCAGTGCCTGAACCACCCGTAGTTGGGTAGGTATTAACAGATGCATCAAATGAGCCTCTATCATCCCATAAGCCTACAACTAACGTGTCTGCATAGGCTTTAGCAGAATTGAGAACTATAGTATCAGCCTGTGCTTGTGGAGCTGAAACTGGTTTAGTAGAGTCAGGTGTATTATCTATATTAGCTAACCCAACAGCAGTTTTATCTAGTATTACCCAAGATTTATCACCACGATAATACTGATTTGTAGCACCAGCAGCAAGTACAGGCTCTTTCTCAGATGCTAATTCATTAATAGCACCTTGCATCGTAGTGGAAGAAATAGAACCAGAAGGAATATTAGCAATGTTTGTAGCTGTAGCAGTAGGGTCTTTCCAAGCAGCTAAATCACTAGAGGAAGCAGTTAATACTTGTCCTACTGTTGGAGCAGTAGCACCAGACACAATAACACTAGTTGTAAGAGACTTAAGTGCATTTGTGATACCAGCAGTAAAACTAGCACCAGTACCTGATATATTGGTACCAACAAGAGCAGATGGAGTACCTAAGTTAGGTGTCGTTAATGTAGGGCTAATTGAGAATACTAAATTACCCGAACCAGTTTCATCAGTAACAGCAGCTAGTAGATTAGCACTTGTGGGTGTTGCCATAAATGCTGCAATACCTGCAGCTAATCCAGCTACACCAGTACTGATGGGTAATCCGGTAGCATTTGTTAAGACACCAGATGCAGGAGTTCCTAATACAGGAGCTGTAAATGTTTTATTGGTTAATGTGGCTGTTGTAGTTCGTTCAGTTACTACAAAGGCAGTAGTAGCTATAGTGGTATCATTTGTTGTTGAAGTTTGTGTTGGAGCTTTAGGAGTATTAATAAAGACAGGACTATCTAAGTCTGCCTTATTTTTAAAAGTATCTGCAGTTAATCGAGCTTCTACCCTATCTCCTATATTAAATAAAGATGCAGCAGCGCCTTCTACAGTCCTAACGACTGTTAAAATATTCCCAACCCAGGAAGTTACTTTAACAACTTCATGTCCCGAGTCATTTAAACCTGCTCTACGAAATAATGTAAGTAAGAAGTAATTACCAGCATTTGCACCAGTAAGGGGAATAAGTCCCACTGTACTAGATAAGTTTAATACAGTATCAGTTGCACCAAATGTACTAGATATTGTTGTAGAGAAATTATTTATAAATAACTGTGTCATCATTTAACCTTCAATTTAAAGTTAGGCCAGCGTACACCATGAGTATTAACAGGATCATATGTTGTTATCCAACATGTATGAGTACCTTTATCTATTTCAGATAATAAGGGTCCTATTGATATCTCAACAATACCTTCATCTTTTTCAGTAAATATGTCCTGATTTGTAAAGATACGTCCATTTGATAATTCTAGTTTATATGATGATAGTTGCATTAAATTAACAGAAGACTCTCCCCGCATGAACTGCAGAGAGAACGTATTATCCAATCCTGCGAAGAGAGTTTCTACGATCATAATTAATCGTTAATTTGATAGAATAAATCATCAACAGTTACAGTAGCACCCACACCTGTAACAGTCTTATTAGTACCATAGTCTCTGGCCATTAAGATTGTACCTGTAGTATTACCAGTTGGGGTAGTAGCTAATACAGCCCAGCGAAGAGTTTGCCAATCATCTACTGTTGTAACCCAAGATTGATCATTCAAACGTACACGGATACCACCAACACCTGCTTCTACAGTCCAATCAGCAGGAGCAAGTGTTTTACCTGCAACATATCCCCCACCTAATTGCTCAAACGAAGCAATGTCTACTAGAGTTGTAGCTTCAACAATAGATGCCTCATCTCGATAAAGTCTAAGATATAAACTAGAAGGGCTTGCACCTCCTTTAAAATAAGCTGAAAGAAGTACGGTACGTAATTCTGATGATACTAAATTTGCCATGATTAGGTGTCCTGTTTTGGAGTAAGAATAGTTAATTGCTGTGTTGCCGACTTAAGGTATATAGCCCAAGTATTTAAATTAGGATCTATAAAAGACCCTGATATAAAACCTTGTATCATATTACTAGAGAAGACACCATACCGCAATACGGGGGATAATACCTGTTTAGCACTTAAAGTACTAGAACTGTATATTGCACCCTGAAGGTTAATAGTTAATAACAGTTGGGAATTTAGTGCACCATTTCCCTGTACTCCTTTAGATAGAATACATGATTTAAAATATTTAGCAGATAAAGTTGTTGAGTTAGATATTGCAAAAGTTAAATTAGGAGATGCTTTGAGTTGGCCTGATACGTGACTAATAGTTCCAGTGTTGCCTACTGTTGTTAACAATTTAGCGGATATCTTATATAAAGCAGATATAAAATTAATGCTTCCAGTAAATCCACCTATTCTAGTGCTAGAAATAATAATTAGTCCATCTACCCTAGTTATAGGTGAAAATACCCCTTTAGATAGTAACGCAGTAATGTGTAAGTCTCCTGTACGTATCAAGGAGTTGGATCTAATATTTCCAGTAAGAATAGCAGATACTTGAGAATTCCCTCCAAGTACATTATTTCCGTATATGCCTCCAGTCACAACATTGGTTATTAGGTATTTTGTTTGTATTTGTGAATTTGAATAGTTTCCTCCTTGTAATCCCGATGAAATACGTAAGAATGTATCCCCTACTTTAGATCGTTTAAATACAACTACAGTTGGATGCAGCATAGCATCTATACGATATTTACCTCCAAGTGTTCCTGAATTTATTGGACCAGAAGAAACTACAAGAGACTGCTTAATAGCACCCCGAACTATATTAAATGATATAAGTCCTCCATTCAGTCCCCTACCTCCGTGAATAGCTGTTGTATCTAGGGAGGATGTTGATTGTATTCCTGAGAAGAACTTAGGCTGTACTTTAATAATGCCATCTATAGAAATATTTGAACTAAGCTTACTATTAGTAAACCTAGCTGATTTTTTATATCCTCCTCCAATACTTGATGATGAATATGTTCCTTCAGCTTTTAATCTTATTCCCTTGTTAACAATTGTAAGTAATCCATTTAAAGCAGCAATCTTTTTAATACCTGAATATATTATCCTATATTTATTAGATTTAAAATCGCCATACACCTCTGAAAAAGAACTACATCCATCTAATCCTACTCTGCTACCAACTAAGATATTTGATGTATATATACTAGAATCACTTCCTACAGTGTCTTTGGATTTTAGGAGGATGTGGGTAACTATTTGACCACCAACACTATCAAGTTGGATCCACGAACCTGATAGTTTAGGGGCCCAATGGATATTTCCATATACCGAAGAAGTTTTTCGTACCCCTCCAATAAGTTTAGGAGACCAGAATAACTTTCCTCCTATAACCATATTTGAGAATGTTCCTCCAATTAATCTAGCAACAACATCCCCACCTAAAGCAGGGTATGAGATTACACCTCCTTGTAGTCGAATATAGGTGCGTAATTGTGTAGACATATAGGATGTAACTGGCCCAAATCCTCCGAATCCGAGCCAGTTTTCCCCTATATATACACCTGCATTTAGATTGGAGGCGTTAATAGGTGAATCTGCTATCATTATCTTGTTCCTATAGCGAGTGCTTTAAATAACCCATTGTCACAGAAATACTAAAAATAATCTATGTCAAGGCTTTGATTAAATTCCCAAGGCCGTTGAAATGTATAAAGTAGGAGTCGTTCTGGTTTTTTATTTATAAATGTAATACTCGCTAATACTAATGGATGAAACCTACCAGGACCTAATCCAAAAATATCAAAGTGTCCTGCACGATATAACTTAGGGTCAGTATTTAAAGTATGTACATGGTGCTCACCATAAGGAATAGGAAGCTGATAATATTCAGCAACCTTGTCCAGAAGAGAGGTTCCTGCAGTACATACAAAAAATATTTCCACCTCATCCGTATCATCATATTTAGCATCCCCAACACAATAAGAAATTAAAGGACATATGTCATATTGATCATATGTATCCCCAACATCATAAGAAAAAATCCGATTATTAAACCATCTACTAGGCTCATAGTGTTTAACTCGAATAGTTCCAGCTTCAGAATATTCATGCCCTTCCCACCAAACAAGACCAGGTTTACAAATATGAACATAGTCAACTAATGTTTTATCATAGCGTAAAGAACAAACTAATTCTGCTTGATATGTATTAATATTTATCCGCACATCTAGCCCAGGTAAGAATTCTTTAGGATTTCCTGTAACAATATCAGTCCCATATTCATAACACTGCCCAGCATTAAACCAGGCAGATCCAAACAGAATAGGGGACCATAATGCTTGGTTCACCTGAGGATATAAGTTAGTAATGTATTTCATCTGTATAAGGATGCATCTGAGATAAGAACATTATTATTAAGGAGGTTAACTGTTTTATTTTTATAAGGTGCTTGACCTACAATAACTGTCTGACCCTTTTTACTTATTAATAAATCAAGAAACTTACCAATAACTACACCAGTAAGACCAAAAGTAACAAAACCGGCTAAACTCCCCAATACAGACCCCCATGAAGCACCACCTTTATCATTCTGAGTTATATACATATATCCCGATTTATATACACACCATCCAGCAGCGAAATTAGACCCAGAAACACTATAAGTTTGATGGTACATCACCCACCAATTGTCAGTTTTTCGGATTTTCTGATCAGCTTCAAACCACCCGCCTGGGGATATCTTAGACCCTCGAATAGTTCTAGAATACACAGCCTGAGCTAATGCAGGAACACAGAACATTACATTATTAGGGGCTATTATTGCATTCAAATCTGTATACTTTTTCTGATTATCACATCTAAAATTAAAATCTAACTTAATGTTATAATAGTCAACTGTATAATTCTCTGAATTAACAGGGGCAACTCCGCCATTCATTGGAATAGAAGGAGAAGTACTTTGAATAGAAGATAAAATTGCTAGAGGTTTACGTCTACTATCAAATGCAATAGTTGTACCATCTTTTAAATAGGTAACAATTCCATTTTCATTAGAGGTAGGCAAAGGAAGATCCTTTGCTCGTTTAAATACTAGGATATTAGGAGCTCTAGCATTATCCCCTGATTGAATAACATCAAGCTTCCAAAATCCCGAAGTATAATACTGCCGTAGTACACCATAGGAGTCGGTTTGATTTGTTGGATTAATAAAAAATAATGGAGAATAATCTTCAACGCCGGGTGTTTTGAATGTATGAATGTGACTTGATCCAATTTTATTAAAAGCAATCGCTGGACCTATTGCTGCATTATGTACATCAACATAGTTAAGATAATTGGTATAGGTTTCCTCAATATATACATCATACGCACCCTTACTTGCTAAATATGAAGCATCATATGCTGCCTTAATAACAGATACTGGGTTTTCATATACGGCTTCAATATTAGATGTACTAGTTGTTGTATATGCTGGGGTAATAATAGTAACTATATGAGTAACAGGATCCGTTGAGGTAACAGCAGGATGGAATACTGTTGTAGTAACAGCAGTAATTGTTAAAATAGTAACAAACCCTAAATCACTTGTGCTTTGGTTCGTTGTTACGTTTCCAGCTGTAGTTCTACCATCTAACGCTTGAGAAGCAATTAGCGCAGCAGCTCCAGCAGCAGTAGCAAGAGCAATTCTATCAGCCTGAGCAGCAGGAATAACAGCATCTACAGCAGCTTGAGCAATCTGAGCTTTTTCAGCAGCAGAGATAATACTAGGATTATAGTTTTCAATTTTATTAGTAGATGCAAGTACTGTCCCAGTATGATCAGCATATCCAGCAAAATGAGGTGTTTCAATATCACTAGATATTATAGAGTGTCCGTCTGCATTTTTAACAGATATTCCATATAAAGAGTTATCCTCAGGTATACCAAAGTATTCATATTCAGGGTACTTCATATGCGAAGACCATTGCTCCCATGCGAGATCTAGCGCTCTTTGATAGTCATAATCTGAAAAATAATAAATCCCACTAACTATACCAACAGCAGCCCCACTCATCGGGCTAACACCACAATAAGAATATCTACAGTATTTGTACCATCTGTACTCATTTTGTTAGTCCCTTCAAATGTAATCTTTGGCACAAGAGACTCTTCAGTAAGAAGAGGTGTATTAAGAAACGTAGTGTAATAACTCTTATATTTAAAAAGACTAAGTACATTAAATGTTTTTGTAACTTTTGTATTTTTAGCCACTATAAAGGATCCTACATAATTCCACGTACTCATAGCAGTAGAGTAAGTCACTTTACCTGCCTCGTTATATATTTCTACACCATACTTATCCATTAGTTTAACTTCCCTATTTTGACCCGAATAACCCCACCTGAGAAAATCTTAATTACCTCATTTGTTACTTCCATTCTTTCCGATGCAGTAGGATCACCTACATGGAGTTTTGCTACTGTAAGACTATGTGCGTATGTCTCACCATCTTTATGAGTAAAAGCTAAATCATCAGATGTAATAGCATTAAAAGATAACTTATCAATAAATGCTGATTTGATATACGCTCCAGGAGGGGACTCTTTACCATTAATTACTTGTGCAGTAGTTCTAACAATAAAAGGTTTAGCTGCATTATCTGTATCTTCTTCCATTGCTCCACCACTCGGAGCACCTATTGCAAATGTATCTGCATTAACTAAAAATGTGGAATTCGACTTCTTTTCTTCATCATCAATAGGCGTACCATCTTTAGATAAATCAGAGAATGTATTTACTAGCCCGAAACCAGAAATCAAACCTTGTTTATCTCCACTTTGGGCATGCATTTTAACGAAGTATTGCCCTAATAATCTATCATTTAGATCTACCTGAGTAGATAAAGCTTCTTCAATTTTCATTGATTTAGCTTCCCCATCTTTACCTTTATATTGTACTTGGGCTTTTCTTCCTATTTCTGCCAAAGGTAAGCCAGGAACCCAAATTAATTGAGGTGAGATTTCATCTATAGCATTCCACTCTGCAACACCTACAGCATCTATAATTAAAGTAGTTGCTGCCATATATGCATAAATTCTATAGTAAGCATCCTGTTCTCCAGCAGGCCATGTTGCAATCATAGATTTAATTTCCTGATGAATCTCACGATCTGTCCCAAACCAAGTGTTCGCAATAGATTCGATTAATATATCTCCACCAGAAGTAGAAATATTCTGGTCTTTTAACTCAGCAAGATATGAGGTATTTCCTACATCCTCCCCACTTAATTCATATGCAGCAATTACCATACTATATACAGATGTTATACCATCACCATCATAGGGAATATACTCCACGGCTCCTGAAGTTGCTTGTACTCTATCCCCTGTTTCGAGATCAACAGTCCAAGGATATTGTTCAAATGCGGAATAGCCTACTTTCATCTTAGATGTATACCCAATAGCTGCAATAGCATCCTTATGGTATGCATACATCATTTCTTGTTTTAGTAGGATACTTTCATTGGCTGTTTGAAGCTGTGAATTAATCTTAATAGATACAGCAGCACTATCTTGTACAGCCTTTGTATTGTTATTAATATACGCAGTTATATCCGTATAGTTCTTTTTCTGGGCAGCTGTAAAGGCAGCATAGTCAAAATGACTTGGGACTAGTCCAGTGATATAGGATCTAAGTGAAGATGCAATACGTGAATTATCAATATCTAATGAAATACTTTCAATAATATTTGAAATCGTATCCCTTGCAACTGCTGATGCAGGACCGATATACCCACCCACAGTTCCAGAGAAAGAAACTACTTTAATCCAGTATGAGTATGTTTTATTATCTTCAGGTCTAATAGCATCATAGAAATATGTACCAGGTACAACTTGATATGGACGTGCTGCAACTGATGGAGTATTTGTATTATTTGCTTGCCGAAAGAGCTGCATATGCCGCACCCCTTCTGGATTTACTAATGGATAGGTCCAAGACACCGCAATACCACCAAAAGCAGGTTCAGCTGTTATATTAAATCCACCACTTGGCTCTGAAGGAGAAGGACCCTCTATACCACCAATACCACAAATATTTTGATCACCACATGAACTCATTTTTTCCACCCTAATAGGACTTATTATGTCTGTAAAATTTGTAAATACCAGCCAAGTACCCTTGGCTTTAGCTGTTTTTTTAGCTTCTGATTCTTATGATAAATCAGAAGAAGAACACACTATTAGTGCTACTACTCTATTAAAACCTATCCGCCAGATTATTTTGCCGTTAAGAATACCACAAGGTGCAGGATTACCCAATCTTGGAGATATGATGGCATCCAAAATAGGTACAGCAGTACATGATGCCATTGAGCATGCTTGGTTAAGTAATCCCCAAGCTGCCTTAGAAGCAATAGGCTACCCTCAACATGTGATTGATCGTATTATTATCAATCCTTCTGATGAGATAGATCTGACTGATAAATTTCCCATCTACTTAGAGCAACGTGTAGGTCGTAAAGTAGGTAAGTGGACTGTTTCAGGTAAATATGACTTTATTAGTGAAGGTAGAGTTCAAGATTTTAAGACTACCGGTACCTATACCTACATGAAGCAAACAAATACTCAAAAGTATATTGAACAGGGAAGTATTTATCGTTGGTTAAATGAGTCTATTATTACAGACTCAGTTTTGGATATTCATTTCATATTTACTAACTGGACAGCAGCCCAAGCTAAATATGATCCCAAATACCCCTCAAATCGTTTCCTGACGCAATCTTTTGACTTAATGGATGTGTCTGCTACCCAACAGATGATATCGCACAAGCTCGCTCAAATTGAGCAGTTTATAGATGCTGACGAAGATACCATACCTGAATGTACTGATGCTGATTTATGGCGAAGTGACCCGAAGTATAAATACTACAAGAATGGCGATATTAACTCAAAACGGAGTACTAAGAACTTTGACACCATGCAGGAAGCAGTCATCTATCAATCCACCTCCGGTGGTTCTGGTGGGGCTATTAAAGAGGTTCCTGGCAGTGTCATGGCATGTAAGTATTGTGCTGCTTTTGCAATCTGCTCTCAGAAGGACAGAATGCTCGCTAGTGGCGATTTAACCCTAGATTGATACCAACACCTAACTTTGCTATTCCCGTGTTAAGCCGCAAGGAAAATGCAAGCGCAGCGAAGCATTTTCTGTAGGGGCTGGTCACGGGAATATATTAAATGTAAATAAAACCTTGAATGCGTTCCCCTACGAAAATTGCTCGCAAGCTCACAATTTTCTTGCGGTCGCATTCAAGGTTTATTAATAAAAAGAGTATATTATTATATATAGGGAATTTTTGAAAAAACTCTATATATATCAATAACTTAGCATTTAAAAAAGTACCTATTTTAGGTACAAATTGGGGGGTATATTCCTGTGTTTGGGTATTTTTGAGGCTAAAAAACCTGAGTTTGGGTACTAATCGTATTTTTAAAATAATGCTTGATTGTATAAAATTTTAGTATTAATATACATTTTCTTTCACTTTATTGGTATAAATTATGTTAAAACATAAAACAATCATTTTTCATCTCCGTAGAAAATCCATGAGCAACGTTTACATCTCAGCTAGTGAAATGGATGATTTAATTCAATCATTAACTAGCACTGAATTAAGACTGTATTCTACTGTTTTTAACTCTATTCTCCAAAATCCCACAATTAATTATTTTTCAGATCAATCATTAGCAGCTGTACTAACTCAAGCAGTTAGTTCAATTAAAAATGCTAAGTCAGGATTAAAACAAAAAGGGTATCTCTTACTAGTTAAATTTAGAGATGAGCGCAATTTTCCATGTCTAAGAGTTATTATTGGTAGAGATCAAGTTGCATTATACAACATGGGAATCACAGCTGAAGTTACTAACCCAAAGGCTTTTAACAAGTTAATGTCTCAATTTAAATTAAATGATCCATCATTATCTCATGAGGAGAAGACTCAAAAAGTTACTGAATTTAATGAGTATTACAAAGAACACCGTGCTGAATTTGAATAAGGAGCAATATGAAACCAGTAGAAGAAATGGAATATCACCAAACTAGTGAACAACTGGTTGGTATTCTTAGAGACCACACACAACGAGAAGACTCGTTATTTTTTCGCCTATTAGTTGGGTATTATTTCTCTCTAGCAGCCTCACAGATGCGCTGTTCGATTAATTCCCCAGACAGAGGTGCTGTTCCCATTAATATGTTCGCGTTGAATCTAGCCCCTTCAGGCTATGGTAAAACGATGGGTACAAACCTAATGGAGGAGCAAGTATTACATTTATTTCGTGAACAGTTCCTAGAAGATACATTTCCACTACTAGCAGAAGCCAACCTTCCAAAATTAGCCATTAAACGGGCTTCTAAGCTCGGTACAGATCCAGATGAAGAACTTATTAGGGTACAGAAAGAATTCGCCTCACTGGGTACTGTAGCATTCTCATTTGATTCTGGAACAGCTCCTGCAGTTAAGCAGATGCGTCATATGTTATTGATGGCTAATGCTGGGTCGATGAATCTGATTATGGATGAAATAGGGGCAAATTTAACTGCTAATTTAGAGGTATTTGACTCATTCATTGAGCTATATGATAAAGGGCTAATTAAACAAAAACTGATCAAGAATACAAAAGACAGTATCCGTAGTGAGGAGATCATCGGTCAAACACCTACAAACTTATTAATGTTTGGTGTTCCCAATCGTTTACTAGACGGAGCTAGAACAGAGCAGGCTTTAATTACATTACTGGATCAAGGCTATGCTAGAAGATGCTTCTTTGGCTATGTTAAGTCCGCTAATCGTACGAAAGGACGTACTGCTGAACAAATGTATATAGATAGAACCAGCACTGGTAATAATGACTTTATTGATTTGCTATCCTTACGGTTAGCTAAACTAGCTCATGCTAATAATGCCAACAGAACTCTTACTATTAGTCGAGATACCTGTATTTTGCTTAATGAGTATCAGCTGTACTGTGAAGACTTATCTGAGAAGTTACCAGAACACCAAGAGATACAAAAACGGGAGATGTCTGAGCGTAATTTTAAAGTATTAAAGTTAGCAGGTGCATACGCCTTTATTGATAACTCTCCATGTATTACTGATGATCATATTTATAATGCTATTAAAGTTGCAGAAGAATCAGGAGAGGCATTAGTACAGATACTATCTCGTGATAAAGCTTGGGTAAAATTGGCTAAGTATATTACCTCTGTTAATGCTGATGTAACTCAAGCAGATTTAGCTGAGGATCTTCCATTTTATAAAGGATCAGTAGCATATAAGAATGAGTTAATTTCACTAGCCATTGCATATGGGTATAAAAATAACATCATAATTAAAAAAACATTCTCAGATGGGATTGAATTTTTTAATGGTGAAACCTTAGAAGAAACAGACTTAACACAGTTAATCCTGTCGTACAGTTCCGATATTGTTTCTGACTATGCTAATGAGACTGCTCCATTTGAAAAGCTTCATAAGTTATTTCAGTTACCTGACATGCACTGGGTATCTCACCACTTAATTGGAGGGTATCGTAATGAAGAGAATGCTATGCCTGGTTTTAATATGATCGTTATTGATGTTGATGGTGATGTGCACCTAAGTACTGTTCAGTTACTTCTTAAGAAGTACACTTACTTAATCTATACAACTAAACGACATACTGAGATTGATAATAGATTTAGAATTGTAATGCCTATTAACTATAAACTTTGTCTTGATGCTAAGGACTTCAAAGAGTTTATGTCTAATATATTTCAGTGGCTCCCATTTGAAGTAGACACAGCTACTAATCAGAGAGCTCGTAAGTGGTTAACTAATTCAGGTGAGCATTATTACAATCATGGTGAATTATTGGATGTATTATCTTTCATCCCTAAAACTAGTAAGAATGAAGAAAGGAAGATATTACTTAATTCTCAACAGGCTTTAGATAATTTAGAAAGATGGGTAATTAATAATATTGGTGATGGTAATAGAAACAACATGCTTCTACGCTATGCCATGATCTTGATTGATGCTGGTTTTTCTTTTGATAATATTCGCGCTAAGGTAATGGAATTGAATAATAAGATTCCAGATAAATTAGATGAGATGGAGTTGATCAATACCATCTTTGTAACAGTAAGCAAAGCCTTGAGTAAGTAACATGGCTAATACTAGGGTGTTTTTAAAAAATATTTATACTGAACAGACATTTTGTTTAGGTAAGTATTATGCCTCTCAGGGATGGTATTTAAATCCTCATTTAGATTTAGATACTTTAGATGAGTTTATGAATGAACCAGGGGATCATTCCATTAATGGGGATTGTCCTTGGATTATTGAATACGATTAGGAACCCTCCGGGTTCTTTTACGGTTTTTATATCACCTCGAGTTAGGTGACTTTTTTTATATAAGGAGAAATATGAGCAACACAATCAATGATCAACTTGTATTGCTATGTGGTAAGTCAGCTACAGGTAAGTCAGCATCTTTAATGGGCATATCAAAGCCTGAAGGTGTTATGTATGCAAATTGTGAAAGTGGGAAACGTCTCCCTTTTAATTCTAAATTTAAAGAGTTTACGATTACAGATCCTCTACAAATTTATGAATTATTTGACCATGCTGAGACACTTCCTGATGTACATACCATTGTTATAGACAGTCTGACATATCTCCTTGATATGTATGAATCTGTATACGTCCTTAATGCTGTTAATGGGATGAAGGCATGGGGAGATTTTGCCCAGTACTTCAAAGTATTAATGCAGCGGTATGTAGCTATATCTACAAAAAGTGTTATTTTTACCGCCCATACATCAGACTCACTTAATGAAAGTGAGATGCTAATGGAAACCAAAGTTCCTGTTAAGGGTAGCCTTAAGAACAATGGTATTGAAAGCTACTTCAGCGTTGTAATTGCATCTAAAAAAGTAAACTTGAAAGGTCTTAAAGACTATGAATCCAAGTTACTTAATATTACGCCTGAAGAAGAAAGTCTTGGTTTGAAGTATGTATTCCAAACCAGATTAACCAAGGAAACTGTTAATGAGCGATTACGTAGTCCTCTTGGACTATTTAGTGTTCCTGAAACATTTACCGACAACAACATGCAACTGATCCTAGATAGATTAGCTGCTTACTATTCTTAATTTTCACAACAACAAAGAGAAAAACAACATGTCATTATTAGCAAATTTAACTACCGACGATTCAATTGAAGATGAAAGAGATTCCGTTGGTGGTGGTGGTGTATTAGAGTCGGGTATTTATAATGCAACTGTAACTCTTGCATATTTATCTACAGCAGCATCTGGTGCTACAGGCTTAGTTCTTCAATTTAAAACTGAAGATGCTAGAGTCATCCGGAGTACTCAGTGGGTTGTATCTGGTACAGCTAAAGGATGTAAAAACTATTATGAACGTGATGGCAAGAAGAATTACTTACCTGGCTTCTTAATTGCTAATTCATTGGCTAAACTTACAACAGGTAAAGAGATTTCTGAATTAGATACAGATGAGAAAGTCATTAATGTATATAACCCAGAAGCAAAAGCTGAAGTACCTACGAAAGTTCCAATGATTACTGAATTATTAGGTAAAGAAATTACCATTGGTTTGATTAAACAAATCTCAGATAAAAATGCTAAAGGTGATGATGGTCAATACCACCCAACTGGTGAAACCAGAGAAGAAAATGAAATTGATAAGTTCTTTAATGCTGATTCTAAATTAACCACCACTGAAATTAAAGCAGGTGTTTCAGTTCCGACATTCATCACTACATGGGATCAAAAATGGTCTGGTGTTACTCGTGATCGTAGTACAAAAACAGACGGTACCGCTGGCGCTCCTAAAGGTGCAGTATCTAAAAAACCTGCATCTAGTTTATTTTCTTAAGGATTAGACATGTCAGATATTGAAGAAAAGGTTGTTGATACAGAACCATCTAACTCAGTTGCAATTGAATCTGTTGATCTGATGTATAGATTATTTCATCAGTGGCATGAAGAGAAGTGTGGTGTATTAAATCATATCCTTAGCATCCCTGAAGGTACTGTTATTGAAGACTCAGCTGGTATTTCGCATGAACTGACTAACGAATACTTAGCTGGCTTTAAATCCGGTGTAGAGGTGGCATTAATTGAATTTAAAAATATGCCCTTTATTAACACACCTAGTGTCGAGCCTGCTTAAGGTTATTGGACTTGATCCCTCCCTAAGAAATTGGGGAGTGGTTGTTGCTACACTAGATCAAGCCAATAATAAATTAACTGTTCAATCTGTTTCTGTTATCCAACCTGACTTATCAGGGCTAAACACTAAAAAGCAGAACCTACTAGACTTAGCTGCATCAGCCTGGCTTTATTCTAATGTCCTTAACCTAATTACAGATGCCGATATTATTTGTGCTGAAATTCCTCAGGGAAGTCAATCAGCCAGAGCTTCAATGGCATCTGGAATTTGCTTGGGTGTATTAGGAAGTCTAGCCAATCAAGCAGATAGAGTCTTTGTTACTGTGTCCCCAAATGAAGTTAAATTGGCTGGATATGGATCAAGGTTAGCGACTAAGAAACAAATGATTGAATGGGCTACAGCAAAACACCCAGAAGCTAAATGGCCAATGTATAAATACAATAGTCAACTGGTTATTAACGAAGGCAAAGCAGAACATATGTGTGATGCTCTAGCAGCAATATATGCTGGCCTTAAAAAACTGAAATTGTGAAGAGGTTTATATGAAAATAGGTATTGTAAATTCTCCCTGCCTTAACAAGATTGGGTGGACTCCGAATCCAAAGATTACTGCAATGATTGAAGCAGAGGAAATGGGAACAAGTATAGATGTAAGCGTAGGTCGTATATATGGACCTGAACATGGTGGTGGTCTAACTGAACGTCAGGCTGCAGATGAATATTTTAAAAACTCAAAATTAGAGGAACAAGCGAATGAAAATTCAATTAAATAATAGTGAAATCTTATTAGCAATTCAAAAATATGTTGGTACTTTAGGCATCGACTTAACTGACAAAACCATCTCTATTGATTTTATTCAAAGACAGAAATTAGGATTAACTGCTGATGTCACTATTATAGATGAATCTGATTCAACTAGATTTATTGCAGGTGGTACTTTAGAAATTACTAATGTATTACCTACAACTCCTATTACTGACTTAACTGATGATACTCAAAGTATCTTTAGCTAATGTCTACTATTAAAACTGTTGGATATTTCATTCTAGCCTGTGCATGTATTACAGCTTTCGTATTATTAGGCTCTATTGGTGCCATTATCGGTATGTTAGTGTTAGCCACTATAGGAGTGTCTTTTATAGCTGCTCTTATTAAAGAATACAGTGAATTAGATCGTAAGGAACCTTAGTACCTTAGCCCCCTTAATTGGGGGCTATTTATTGTAATTATAAAACCGCTGCTAAAGCCTTCGTTGTTAATAGTTTATCATGTAAATTTAACCATTCTAATGCTCCATCCCTAAACGGCCAATTACCAATGTGGTCTATAAAAGAACTTTCTATAAAGGTAGGACCTAAATTAATAAATTTATCAAATATAGCCATAGATAGCACTCTACCTGGTTGTTCTTTATATAATCGTGCCATTTCTCTTTGAATATATAAGAAATATTTAGTAAACAAAGTAAATCCCATATCATCTGAATATTGCATCATTCGTTGCATTGGCATAGCGTATTGAACAAATGCATTATTTGCTCTAGCTACCGCATCTATATGCGACATAGGTTCCGCTTTAGTTGTTTGGAACTGATACATTGTATATCTAGCAACAAAATCCGACATTTGTGTAACATGTGCTAAAGCTTTATATGCCCCAGACTCTCTTGACATCATTAATGTCTTTAATGCATTTAATGCTGGTTCAGGGATATTTTTAGAAAGCTTATCAATGTGATCGTTAAGCAGGCTCTTATATTCATATTCTGTATCTGCATCTAAATCTTCCACAATCGTAGGTAATAATCCTACTTCAATTAATTTAGTAGTAGGATTTCTTTCAATAGCATCCTCTAATATATTAATTTGTTTTTGTATTGCTGGAGAGTCGTATCCAAGTTTTACTTGTAAAAGTAATCCATCTAATTCTTCTTTATCTTTTAGATATTGAGTGGCACCTTTAAATGCTACTAATGAATAATGAGCAATATTTTTTAATGGAATACCTTCAAGAACAAGCCTAGATACGTTACTAAATATGTTACCCACCAATACTGAACCAGATACAACAACAATCTTATCCTTTAAATCAGATACAACTTCTTGCCATACTCCTTCAGCCTTAGTTACTAGCATAGCTGCACGTCTTGCATAGCGTTTAGCTTCATCAGGTGATTTACCCCGTGCCTTAGCACTAAGTTCTAGCATTTCTTCAATAAACATTATTCCAATTTTCTGGATCTCAGATACTGATTTCATGTCTACCATTTTAGTAGATTTACCTGCTTCAGCTGCAAATGCCCGCTCTTTATTCAATCTATGAATTGGATCAGCCATAGACACTTTACGGTACCCCAGGATCATATCAATTGAGTATTTACTTACCATAATGTGGTCTGACCCAAATATTTTTCTAGCACTAGCTTTAGTCTTATCTGGGAGTCTTGCCCACTGTTCACGGGATTCTTTATCTGTAGCGTTAGGCCCAACAAGAATAAACTCCGATAATTTATACGCAGGTGTTGATTGATATTCATCGAATAATACAGTTAATACTTGTTCATTTTGTTGGACAGTATTTTGTTTACCCTGTAATGATCCAGCTAATGTACCTAATACCTTTTCAAAGCTATTTGTTCTTTGTAAGACATTATTTTTAGTGTTTTCTGACATCAGATAAGTCCAGTTTAATACTTGACCACCTGCATCAAAGATTGGAGCCATATAATTAACTTCAGGGTCTTTAGACATATCCCGAAAGTGATCTTTATTACTGTACCTTACTGGTTTAGTTTTAGCTCTATCGCTGTTCACTTTGGCATGTACAGCAGCATTCATCCGTCCTTCATTACTATCAATATCAATAGGACCTTTAATTAATTCATCATCTGCTTTCTTGTCCGAACCAAATTGAATTGCACCAGACACATAGGTACCTAAAGTATCATATTTTAGGATGTAATAATGCTTGGCTGATTGATCTGGATCATGTGGGTCCCGTTTAATCTGGTCACCTTGAATATATCCAGCATCTATTAATACTTTGCTATCTTTTAAATTAGCAGCAATCAACTTAGTTCTTGGATTAAATATTTCATGTATGGAACCAAATGATGCTAATGCAGGATTAGAGTCATAAATATATTCCTTTTCTACATTCGCCATATGTTCATGGAATTTAAGTACAAATTCAATACCGTTTCCTTCTTCATCTGGTCTTTCATTTTCACCTTGTAATATACCTGCAACAGCTTGTTTATCATTTTCTGTTGTATATTTTAAGGCATATAAGGATGCAAGATTAGACACGATCGGCTCAACTTTATCTAATTGAGTTTGAGTCAATCTATTATTTCCTTCACCAAAACTATTGATGATTTGATATATATTAGTTTTTAACATCTCACTAGTGTTTTTACCTGTTGCAGCGTAATACCCCAGTTCATGTGCATTCTCAATAAATTGTGCTAATACAGCCGGATCAACTCCAGTTAATTGATTAGCTTCAGTCACTAGGTGTTGTTCAAGTTTAGAAGAGTCAGTCAACATTTCATGAAGGTCTTGTAGTGAATATGTACTCACTAGTGTATGTACATTAGTTTTCAGTAAGACTGCTGTAATAGCATTTTTCTGTGGAATAGTTAAATTCTTACCTTGATTTTTGAACGCTAATAACATGTTTTTAGCTACATGAGTCATCAATGTTTTTCTAATGTTATCGTTATGTGCAGTAGCTAATAACAATAATTCAAAGAGTTCTTTTTGACCTTTAACATTATTAATTAAACCAGCAATTAAACCTAACTTACCATTATCTGCTAAATGCAGTACACCCAATGTATGTTCTAAGAAGGATTCAAATTTATGTCCTGCAGCAGTCTTAGCCAATGCCCCCATACCTTTAATCATCTTAAATCTGATCTTTTGGAAGCTATCTGAGTCCACTAAATCTACTACAGTTTTATTAACATACTTTTCAGTAAATTTATTGATACCTGCTTCAATAGTCCTCATACCAGAGTCCTGGTATTTCTGGTTTCGTTTAATAACTTGGACCTGTTTTAATTCAAGTTTAACCAGCTGAGTTACTAATGCTTCAAGTCTTTTACCTGATACTCGTGATTGAATAGGCGAACCAGATGAATCAGACCACGAATGAATATAGGATAAAATATCTTCAAAGAATCCCTGTAATTTCTGAGCCCATGTTTTTGTTTCTTTGCTCTTTGTGCTTTCTGTGTGTTGCTCAAGGAGGGCGTTGATGCCTGGGTTAGTTAGACCTAATGCTACAAATCTAGCTAAGTAATCCGAGCGTTTACTAGATACATTCGATGTTTTAAATACTAAATCATATAATGATTGGGCTTCAGCTTGTGTAGTTGTCCCAAAGGTAGAGCCAAGAAAATCGGAGACAGTAATGGTCTTAAATACTGAGGTATATAGAGCACTTAATTCCCCATATGGTTTAAAAGTATGTATCTCATTATCTGAATTTAGTTTAACTACCGTTGCATAGATCTGCTCCATTACAAATGCTTGTTTATCATTCACAACTAAACCAGATGAAACTAACTCATTAGTTAATGGTGTTATGTTTTCTTTCCAAGAATTAGTTGCTGAAATATTGTCTTTAATTTGAGAATGCAGTATGCCGAATGGACCATGCAATCTATCTACGATAGTGGTTAATAACCCCTTCAGGTGTTTATTAAAGTCACTAGAGATGTTATCTCCAGTAAGAGCATCATAGGTATCTTCAGTAGTATAATTCTTAGCCTTCATAGAATGTGTCTGATTAGTACTAGTTGCTTCAGTATGAAATTCGTTAGCAATTCGAATAAGTGCTACAGATTCTCTAATTAAAGTCCCTAATCCTTTTGCTGTAGCAGCTGATTTGAATCCAAGCATCTGCGTTAAAGCATTAACAAATTTTTGGAACACAGTATCCCATATAGAGACTCCTTTTTTAATTCCTGGAGTATGAATTAATACCTCATTTTGGAACTCTTCATCCGATAGCCCATAAGCAATAAATTCATGTACATTTTTTAATGCTTCACTATATTTTGCTGCTGCCGGTTTATTAGTTAATTGAATTCGTGTAATTAGAGCCTTTAATGTGTTGTATGCGGCAACAGCTCTAGCATCTGTTAAATTACCTGTTTCTATTAGAGTGACGACTTTACTTAATGCAGCGTGGATAAATTCATGAAGTAATACAGTAGTTAAATCGGTGTGGCTTAATAGATTTGGCTTTACAAGATAGATAGTTCTATTAGATCCTACTGACTCAAATTGTCCAACATCAGTCTGATTCATTCCGCGTTCTTTTAAGTCTTTTTCAGTATTCAAAAGGACAATTTTAACATCAGATACTAGGTGTTCAATTCGTGCAAGGATAGAAGACTTAAATAGTCCTTGTGAACCTTGCTGTAATACTGACCGCAACGCTATTATCACATCTGATGTATCTATTTGCTGATTACCTTTTTCATCCTCTCTCAGGATTGAATCCAATAGGAAAGACTGTTCCTTAGACATACCTAAAGTAGTAAGTGCAGTTTTAACAGGTGCTGATATGTTGGGGTGTTTAGACGCATTATCCAACAATTCTTGAAGCTTATCTCTATCTTCCCCTGTAGGTACATACTCACTTCCTTTAAGGGAATACTGATTAAGTGCGCCTACTTGTAATAATGCCCCTAATTTAATTTGATCTGCTTTAGTAGCTAAGGTATTCAACGATGTAAATATTTCAGAAACATTTCCATACCCTTTACTTGTAATAATCTTATTAATTGCAATTAGCGTATCAGGGTTTAAGTCTAATGAAGATAATCCAATAAACATCCGTTCAGTTGTATTATATAATTCTCGTATAGGGGAATATCTAGCTGTCACTTCAAAGAATGCTTCATTTAAATATTTAGTAGCTTCTTGTAATGTAAGAGCACCAGAGATAATTGCATCAAACACGTTAATAGCTATAATCTTATTTGCTCTCATTTTTGTTAGAGCTAAGTTCATAATAGCTGCTTCTGTTGAATGGGTAACCCTAGAAACACCCCCAATACCTAATGATTCGTATTTCGAAACCATAGGTGAAAATCTTCCTACCTTTCCTTCCTTGAATTGATCTCGCCCTTCCATTTGTTGGATAGGGTCAGTTATTACCTCAAATTTTGCATTTGAATCGTCAGAAGGTTTGTTCTGTTGTTTAGCTAATACAATACCTGCTTCTATATTATTGGGATTTTGTGATGACATATCCGAATGAAGCATAGGCATGATTCCTGCCTTTAATAGTAGAGCATCAACAGTTTCTATAGCTTCTTTAGAGATTGACTCTAATGGTTGATATTTCTTTCCAACTGTATCTTCTAAAGAGCCTGAATATTGAGAAGGTATTCCGACTATTCCACCTGATTCAAGAAACATTTGAACTCTTTTTTCAGTCTCTTTTTTAATCATTTCTTCTCTAATGAGTTGAAAGATTTCACCGTTGACTTGGACAGCCTTATTAAACTCAGCAGCTTTCTCGATAAAGATATCAAATGTATCAGTTAACGCTCCTGCAATAGCATCACCTACAAGAGCTGTATGTGTACGCATGATTGCATCATTTACATCCTCAGTAAATATAGATTGATCTATATATACATCTTTGTTTAGTTGTTTCCAACCCATTAAGGTTAACCCAGATGTATTGGGTGGAATAGTTTTGGTCTGATCATGAAAATTAATAAGCTTATTCAGGTACCCAATAATGTTTTGTTTAGCCTTCTCACTATATTTCTCACTGGTTTCATCTATTAATCCATCTTGATAAGACTTAGATATAAACTGTTTTACTTCTTTTAGGAATACATCTGCTGCTTCTGCCGTAGCTGTAGGTATAGAACTACCAAAGAACAACATAAGAATAGGCTCTTTAACCATCTCACGCATAATACTAGATGGACCGCCTTCATCTGTTTTAAGTTGTGTAGTGAAATGTTGGATAGCTGCTAAAGCCTTTCTAACAGTAAGTGCTTCAATAGTTTTATTTTCACCATACTCTTTATATGTTAAATTCTGTTTTGACTGCTGTGTAAGAGTTTCAATTACACTTCTAGCAATTGTCATATATACATCATCAAATTTTAAAGCTTCTTTAGCGTCATCAAAAAATGTGTGTCCATCTGCTTTAGTATATATTCCATATTTTTTAGCGAACTCTAAAAGTGTAGCGGTATCGTTATGTGTTCCAAATAAGAATGAAGTAATTGCTACACCATTAGTTTTACCATCAGCTTCAGCAGAAATAGTAGAAACAAATGAAGGTTCTCCTCTACTTTCAGCTAACTGTCGTTGAGCTAACGCCATTAAACCAGAATAGGCATGCATATTTGTGCCTACAGATTGCACTGCTTCTACAACTATTTTTTGATCTTCTAAAGGTATGTCACTATTAACTCCCTTATCTAAGGAGCTAACTAAAATATTTACAGCCCTTTGTAAAATAGAGTTAGGACTGTTTAGTTTCTCATATAATTCTTTTGTAGTTTTTAAATCAAATGCAGTAGCAACAGCCAAGTCAAATTGTTCTATTGCATTAATATCAGTAAATTTGATTTCAGATTTCCAAGATTCATTGGTAATAAACCAGCGCACAAATTTATCAGCTTGAGGGTTAACAATCTGATTAACAATACCATTTCGTTGCTGTTTATACATTTCACGTAGGAAATACACTTGAATAGCTTCTAGTGACACTTCTCCATCAAGAAACCCAAAGAAATTGTCAATATGCATCTTAATAGAATTATTTTGAGCAATGGCTGCTTTTTCTAAATCAGAGTGAAGTAATACACGATTCGGGTTTGTTGGGTCTGATGTAGGTACTATTCCTGCCATTGATTCAATGTTATCCCTATCAAACAATCTAAATATTGTGATAGCCTTAGAATCAACAATATAAGGTGTTTTAGCTTCAGCTTCTAATGTTGGTGTTAATACTTCAGGCACTTTAGACGTTGGAGTGTATGAAGCTGGTTTAGTATGTACTGTGTCAGCTTCTCTTTGAATATCAAAAAATGAAACAATAAATCGACCAGAATCCATACTATCTTGAAGTATTGAATTTGGTTCAGTATTTAATCCCATACTTGATTGCTTTAACGAAATGAATCGATGAATTTTTTCTTTATCCTTGTCAATTAATGCTTTAGTTGTAATTTTATAGTAATTTTTATTGGTTTTAATATTTATGTCATATTCAGACATAGATGATTCTTGGATATACCCTAAATCATTCATAACAGCGATAGCTCTTGCGCCTAATGCAGATCTTAATGAATTTAGATGATTACGTGATGTAGTAAGGCTAGAGTCTTCTAATCCTAGTAAATCAGTGATGGTTTTACCAATAGAGTGTGCTGTACGATCTCTCGTACTTACAGCGTATGGAAACAGATTTCGCAATGAATTAGGTACAACATCTTTACCCCTACCTAATACTTTGTTAATTGCTTTATTTGTAGGATGCATTGAAGATATCCCCAATATTTCACTATAGACTGCAGCTGTAAAAGCAGTAGCAGTATTCTCATCCATAGTAACCATACCAGATGAATCTACATGAAAAATATCCAATGAATAGTCTCTAGGAAGATCTTTTGCATTTCTAAGTCCTTTTTTAGATCCTCTTTTAGATCCTATTTGTACATCATGGATAATGGATCCATTGACATTCTTTAGTCCTATACGATTAAGGTGTTCTTCTAATTTACCTTTGATTGCAGGCATTAGATGTTCCTTGAATTTGTTGAATGAATCAATCTGTGTTTCAGTAATATCCTCTATTTTAGCTGCTTCAGTAATGTGTCTTGGGGTTGTAATTGACTTCAATGCGTCTACAACAGTATTTAAAAGGCGAGTACCGAACTTTTGTTTAACATGATCGCTAGTTCTATTTCTTTGACGTAAATCTGTAGTATTTTCATTTCTACGATTACCTAGAGTTAAGCCTGTAATCTCAGCTGATTGATTATTTTCTCTTTCAATTCTATGTGTTTCTTCTAATGCAGCCATCTGTTTTTCAAAATCTGCTGGCTGTGCTTGAACAAGTGCTTCAAGTTCTCCTTGCTGTCTTTGATTCAACTCATCCATAGGAATTAGCTTATCCTTACTCTTTGGTTTAGCTTCTTTCTGTGTATTCAGTGTAGCAGGTGTAACTGGTTCTGTTATTGTAGGAGAAGGTGTTTGTGTAGCTGCTACAACAGGTGCTTCTACTATCTGTTGTGTAGGTGCACTAGTATTACTCCCTTCATCAATTACTGTTGATTCAGTAGCTGTAGGTGCAGGCTGTATAGTAAATTCAGATGATGTATTACTAACAATAGACTCTTCATTAGCTGACTGAGCATCAATTGAATCATCATACTGTATGTTATCTTGTGTTGGTGTAGTGGGTGATTTACTAGGTGTAAGCATTTTAGTAGTTGCTGCATGAAATTCAGCAACATCTGTAGCATCTTTACTGATCTGATCTACTAAGCTTAATCCAGTTGATTTATCCTTCTGTAAGGTCTTACCATAAATTACTAATGCCCCTAGAGCTTTATAGTCTATATTTGGGTTATACTCTTGACGTTCCCATTTAGTGTTGTCTGTGGCATCTCTTGCAAGCACAATTGGTGTTACATTCTCTTCTGCTGTAGATTTAGCTGTATGATGTAATGTTGAATCATCGTATGAAACTCCAGTAGGTAAATACTTAGTCACTTTAGCTATATACTCTGCTGCTGCTTCTTGAACTGCAATATTTTTAGCTCTAAGCCCTTTATCCCAGTTAGCAAGTTGAGGTTTTAAAGTATCAATAGTTTCACGGTTACCTGTTTCTACAGCTTTAGTAAAAGCATTGTAATACGCTGGCATACTCCAATGTTTATCCATTCCTGTTCGAATATTGTCATTAACTTCGTCCATAGTTTGATTTCTCATGGATAACTTTAATGATCGTAATGTTCCAACTTCTTGATCAGTAAAATAGCCACTACCTAAATCCTCTTGAGCTTTTGTATTCAGATTATCAATTAGATCTAACGTCTTAGTATCAAATCGTTTCTTCATTGCATGCCGCATGATTTCTGGCACAGCTGTAGGAGAAGTACCTAATGAATTAACTAACTCTTCTTTAGCAACATCTGTAATTACTGATTGTTTTAGTAGATCATGTTGAGTTGATAAGTTAGCTAGATTAGTTTTCTGGGTGTCAATATTACGTTGAATTTCTTCTTTTTGAGTATTAGAAAGCTTACTAGCAACATCATATTGTGCCTGTCTAAGAGGTAACATTTTTTCAGAGATCTCTTTAATTATTTCAGTAGTCTCTTTAGTGGTAGGAGCAGCAATATATCCAGCTAAGTAATTTTCAAGATTAGCAATCTTAACTTTTATTTCTTCTGGCTTTAATGCTAATTCTGATGCTTCTAGGGTATCTTTAGCTGCCTTTAGGATTTGTTCTGATTTAGTGTGGGCATCATCAACTACCTTTTCAGTAGTATTCATATCTGGATTTGTTGAATCTACATATTTATCTGCATTTTTAATTCGTTCTGCTAATGAGATTACCCCATCCACAGGGTTTTGTGTTGATTGTGGGCCTACATAATTAGATACATCACCTGTATTGATAACATGATCCATATGAGCTTGTCGTTGCTGTTCCTGTTCTTGAATAGTAGTTGGGTTTTGTTGATCTTCTTTAGTTGTTGAATATCTATTAACAACAGCATCTTTTGCTGCTACAGCAGTATCTTTAGCTCCATTCATAGATCTTACAGCCATGTGTGTTCCAGTAGCTTGTCCTAGGGATGATAATCCTTCTAATACTGCTGATTTAGGATCTGCTACTCCAGTAGCTGCATATTGACCTGCGTACTCACCTAAGCCTTCAGAACCCATCTCTAAGCCAATACCAGTTGCTGCAGATTTAACTTTACCCAATAATGTTCGTGACGCTAATAAGTTAATATCAGAAGCAATCTCTTCTTTAATTGCTGGTTTAGCTAACACATCTGATACTAATTTAGGATTAAGTAGATCACTCGGTGCCATTCGTTTAGCTAATACATTTTCAGTTGCAGTCCGTAAAGGTGCATTTAATAGTGCACCTCCTAAGCCAATAGTAGCTGTATCTACAGCACCAATTACTCCAGATTTAATAAAGTTTTCTTTTAACAATTCACCACGGTTATCTTCAAAGAATTTTTCTGATTGAGCTGGATTAAGTAGATCAATACCTTGTTTATCTGCTAATCCTTGGATTAATTCAGATTGTCCTGAAGACATATTACCTAATGTAGCTCCTCCCCATAAACCAGCAGCTAAACCAACAGCCCCTAAGGGTGCTCCAATTGTAGCCCCTAATGCCATACCTGCCATAGGTGCAATAGAGTTAGGAATCTGTTTAACAATGCCCCCACCTAGAGCTTTAGCATCATCAATACCCGCACCTAAACCAGACATAAAATCAGGTGCCTCAGTAACATCGTTATAGATAGTTTTAATTGTATCTACAATACCGTGTCCTGCAGCAGCAAAGGTATTTTTATTACCTTGAGCATCAACCCCATTATCATAGGCAGCACTAAGTCTATCTGATGCTACAGAGTTAGGGTTAGCAGTAGTATACTGAGCATCTGATTGTGCTTGCTCTGCAGATGCACGAGCATCCCCAGTGACAGCATTTATTGCCTGTTTAAACGAGGACGTGGCATTGTGGACACCCTGACTCCAGGCACTATCTGACATAGCAATTTGAGATTCTTGACGTGCTGCAGCCGCCTCAGGGCTAGCTTGATAAGACCTAAATGCGTCTAGTTTTGATTGAGATGCTGCAACAACTGCATACGCTTTTGCTGCAATAGAGTCTTGAGAAATAGGTGATGGCATAGTACGTCCTAGTTGTTAGATGGGGTTATCTCTTTGCTGCTGCTTGTCTGATGGTCTCATTAAAAATCTCTATAGGTGTAGATGCTCGTTTAGGAGCCTCTGCAGAAGCAGGGACAGAGGATCCCCTATTAGACACAGGTTTCATAATAAAATCTAGTGTTGTGTCTTCACCTCGTCTAGGGGATGAGGATCCCCTATTAGACACAGTTTCAGATACAGGTTTTGAATCTTTAGGTGCATCCCTATATGGCGTACCTGTAATATCTGGATCCTCTGCATCTTGAACTATTGGTAGAATACTCTGCCTAAATTTTTCCTTCTGTGCATCAGTCTTTACATCTTGTTTTACTTTAACCTGTTCTGGTAGATGGTTAATCTCATAGAGCTGTGCTGTTGTTTCGGCTGCTGCTGTTTTTTCCTCGGAAGATTTTTCTGTGGAGAGATAGTTCTCCATCTCTGCAGCCCCACCTCTATTCCTTACATAATCTTTTATCATTTCTTTATAAGAATCTACGCTTGTAGACATAAGCCAGTTAGGGTCTAAGTTACCTCTCAACGCTATTTCATTCATAGCCTCTTGAGATACGTGAGTTAGATCCATATTTAGTTCTTTACTTGCTTGATACTTTGCTTCTGCAAATGTATTAGAAAGATCCGCAATATTATCAACAGGAGTTTCTGCATTCTTATACACACTTCCCATACTGTCCTGATTAAACCTAGTTTCTTTAAGTGTTTTTTGTTCCTTTGCATATTGGGATGCTCGATCTGATAAAACACTATAAGTCTTTTGTGCTGCCTCTTCAGGTGCATTTTCAGCAACAGTTCTCTTATTAGTTGCTTCAGCATAATCTGCTTTAGTCTTAGCAGCACCAAGTTGCATAGTACCCTCGAGTCCTCCTATTTCAGCAAGTGGTTGTTGTGGTCCTGTTTTCCAGAAATCTACTACGTTCTTATTCATCTCGCCACGTAATAGGTTATCTGCCGTTATATCATCCTGTTTCTGGTATTCAGCACTTTGTTTCTGTCTAGTTTCAGCCCTGTGGGCTGCTTCAGTTGCTCCAGTGAGATCCTTCATATTCGTAGTACTTTGAATGATGGGGTCCAGCTTGCTGCTCTGTACAGCGTCTATTCCTGCTTTGGTATCAGTGGTTTTAGCTATAATGTTTGCATTATTAATTCTATTCCCTAAGTAGTGGTCTAGATTGAATACATCATTAGCCTTGAATACCGTGGCAATCTTATCATTCAGTAGAGCTATCCGTTGATTTTCTGCAGCTGTAGCATCATACTGCTCTACATCATACTTAGCTTTTTGCTGGGCAACGGGATCATTAATATTTGCTAGACTCTGTGTCTGATTTGATCCTTGGGTCTTTACAGTATTTCCAGCATTATTAGTCATAGCAGGTACAAGAGAATCATAGATACCCCCTGCTTTATCTTGATTGAACATACCTCCTGCCAATCCAGCAATTTGACCTCTTGCTTCTGCCAGTTGTTCTGGTGTACTTACCCCAGACATAATGGATTTAATAGCTGCAGTTTTTGCAGCATCAGCTTGATCCATATTAGCTTGATTAGCATCTGTAAGAGTCTTACCTGCACCTTCAAAGCCTGCTGATGCACGATCTAATCCAGCTGAGGCTAATGCCATCCCTCTAAATACGGCATCATTAGAAGGTGCATTTACGTTTTGCCATGATATTTCAGCCATGTTTATATCCTTCTAGTTTGAGAGCATTTTGTTTCATGTATTCTTCAGTTGATTGAACAGCCCCAGGATTATTATTACCATATGCCATAGCTACACGACCATCCTGCCTATCTCGTAATTGTGTATTAGTTAATCTTGCTTGGTTAGTGTAGTTATTCCAATATTGCTCTTTATTAGACGCTAGGGTATCTTTAGCTAAACCATAGTTCTTCATGCCTAAGTATGCCTGCATACCTCCATTGATTGCTTGAAGTCCTCCTAGACCTAAAGCAATACCTTGACCCATAGCAGGAGATCCCCACCCTGTTCGTGGATTGCCTGCATTATTAAAATCCTCGGGGTAGTTACCTACGTTTGCTTGAGCATTTTGTTGTTCCCATGCGTTTGGGTCCACTGTGTTTTGGTCATATAGTTCGAATCTGCCGTTATTTGTTCTACCTGACCAAATATTTGGTTTAAATGTCATAAGTTACTCCTCTTTTGTGTTGTGAAGTGTTTCATTGAATGTTGGTAAGGTTAATAATATATCACAGAATTTAGTTAACATATCAAAGCAAACTACAGCTGGATTACCCTGGTGAATTACCCTATCATAATAGTCACCAGGCTTTTCTCCCGGAATCGTAAATGGTTCAAGTATGATTGAGTTATTTTCTAAAAGGTCTTTAACCTTTTGGAGCTCTTTATCATTCTCCTCAGCAAATTCTAAGAAGGATTTATACTCATCAGATACACCCTGTATCTTTCTTTGAAACTCATTAGCAGAAGCAGAAAGTAATCCTGTGGCTATAGAGAGTATAAATATTGCAGGGGCCATTGTTGCACCTGCTACTCCAGCAAGCATATTTAAACCTTCAACACTTCCTACTGCAAGTGCTGCTACTGCTACTACAATTGCTAAAATAAATGCTGCCTTTGGTCCAATTAACCTAGCAACTGCCTTTAATACAAAGTGCATTATTACCATAACAATTATTGCTTCAACAATAAATGCAACCACTAGTAATATTCCCAATACAATGGCCCCTGCTTTAAACGCTGTTAGAGCTAACCCTAATACATATGGAAGCGCTTCTGGAGCAAGCCATGCTACTAAACATATAATAACAATAATGATAATGATAATAAAAATCTTAAACATCCCTGTTGACCACCAAGGAATTTTTGTTTTTGTAATAATTTCAGTGTTGTAGATTAAGTGCTGTCCCCTACTATATAAGACCTCTTTCTTTGCTAAGGTGTACCTTTCAGAGATTCTTGTATCTATCGGAACTAATAAATGTGTCTCGACTCCATCACCCGCATCATTGTGTCCTAAAGTAGACTCTCTATGGGTAGCTGATTTACCTGAACCAATAAAGTAAGTCATTTTTAATTTTTTTACTTTCACATCTATAGCAGTAAAATCAGAGTTTAAGAATGTATATGTGTGTACGCCATTAGCATAGGACATGCTATATGTTTTAGCTGTCTTAGACCTTACAGGCTCATATCTATGTGTAATGGTAATGCCATGATGCTGTAAGGATATTTTAAAGCGTTTATCTTGAATGATAATTGCATTATAATTTTCAGCCCCTAAATTAACTAAATTTGTAGACAAGGCTTGACGTACGTTCTCAGTCTTGTTATTTCCAACAGTTAAAAATACATCAGCATCAGATTTATTATTAGGATCTGTAGCCCATTGACTAAAAAATGCATGTAAGTATTGAATATCAATTTCATTCGTTGAATTAGCAGAGGTAGCCATTACCATTATGATACTTTTCATATCTTTTAATTTGGGATTTACTTTCCTCTTTGTTTTTCCATTAACATCTTTAATGTCATAAGTTACATCCCTAGACAGTGTCTGTCCAAATGTTTTAGACATTGGATCTTTATCAACATACCATTCCTTTTCACCCGTTTTTTCTGTTACATCCTCATTGTGAATTTGGTCACATAAAAAGTCATAATCTATGTTAGCTGTGTTTAATATCCGCTTTGTATCTTTGTATGCTTCAGTTGTTTTATCTATCGATTGATCAATCTTATCCCAGCGTAAATAAAAGAATGGGAATAATCCTCCTTCTACAGTAGACGCTTGTGGTTTAGTAAATATAGTTTCAGCTTTATCTCTATCTGATAACCAGTCTGCTTCCTTAGTTATAAATTTAACTACATTATTAACTGCATACTTAATTTGATAAAAATCAGTAATGTAATAAGAGTTAGTCTCTACATCTGTAAGAGGATCTATCCTACTTTCAATATCCGTCATATCAGGTGTAAGAGTAAAGTCTTTGAGTACAATACCTGGAACTGATGTAGGAGAGGTTACTGGATCAACTACTTGATTGTATGCATAGTAAACATGAAATGTAACTTTGTTTAATTTAGGAATATGATTGTTATAATCCACTTTAGTAGATTTATCTACATAGGATGTAGAGTCTCCCGCATACGCACGTGTTGGTGAGTATTCAGACTTTGTTGGTCTACCCCATGGATCAGTAATATTACTTAAGTAGGGAGATTCCTTCTCTTCAATATTTAATACAAGGTCATCTAAATAAACAGTCTGTTTTAATTGTGCGGATAGCTTACCTAATTTATTTGTAGTAGGGTCGTATTGGTGCTTTTGAATTAATTCTAACCAGGCTTGATGATATAGATTTAGAGGCATAAAGTATGAATACTCTAATCGAATATCTGTTACCTCTACTTTTTCTGCTAAGGCAAGTGCAGCTATAACAGCAGTATCCCCATATTGCATTGCAAGGAATTGCCCCGTTGGAAGACCATAGAAGTATTTCTTTTTAGCAGAGGTATACATAAAATTAGCTTTTCTACCTATGCTTTCCATATACCTATTCTCTAGTGTATCAGATAAACTCTGACCTTTTACAAGAGCTTCATATGTCCCATTTCGAGCAGTGTTTGGTACCTGATCATCAGGAATTAACCTCATAGCTTGCGTAGCTACAGTAATTGTTGTTTTTATTTTACTTGTGAATAATCCCATATATATATGTCCTAATAAATAAAAGGGAACCGAAGTTCCCTTTATTATACATCAGTTTGTATCTCGCTTTATGGAGTAGTAGCAGGTTTAGGAACTACAGCCACAAATTCAAGGCCTGATTTACCAGATGATTTCACAGGTGTTATTAGTGCATCTATAGCAGCATTTCTAGTTGCCATTGAAACACCTGGCCCGACAGATGCACTTTCAGGATTGGCCATTAATTCAGTAGCCCAGGCATCCACAGCAATCTTAGCTGCCTTTTGTTCAGCATCGCGTTGAAAGCCATTAGTTTGTGCTACATATAGCCCTTTCTGTCTACCTATAACGGATGAGTCATCTGCAGCTTCTCCCACAGTCTGAGCAGATTCAGTTACTGTTTTCTGTTCTAATAATGCCTTTTCTGATGTTGTTTTGTTTTTAGTCTCAACAAGGACATCACGTTCTGCTTTCAGTTTACACTCTGTTGCTGTAATAACAGCATTCTGTCTTTCAATAATACTACTTCTATCTATGGTATTAGCTACCAATTTCCCATCACAGTCATAAATACCAATACCCACAGTTTGTCTCTTCTCTGTATCCCCTTTATATCCTGTTAAGATTATTTCTTTATCAACCTGTAATTTTTGGGCATCAAGTAATGTTCCTTGTTTAACTAGCTTAGTCTCCTCAGTTACTAGATTTGTTTCTTGTTGTGTAGTTAAAGAGGTCTGTGCTTCTATATGTAATCCTTGTTTAGAAATGTTATTAAATTCTTCTACAAGGTTTTCCGTTTGTTGATTAGTTTGCAATACTTGGCTATCCAGTAAGCTTGTTTGACTCTCGATGTGTACACCTTGTAAAGGAATATTATTAAGTTCCTCTAAAAGATTTAATTCTTGTTGAGATATTAAAGAGGTCTGTGCTTCTATATGTGCTCCTTGCTTAGTAATATTATCTTTTTCTTCTACAAGGTTTTCCGTTTGTTGTTCAGTTTGCAATGTTTGTTTAGCTATTAAGGATGTTTGGCCTACAATTTGTAATCCTTGTATAGGAATATTTAAAGCTTCTGCATTTAAGTTAATTTTTTGTTGGGATACTAACGCAGTTTGTGTATCTATTTGAAAGCCCTGCTTTATGATATTAAGTAGGTCTGCATTTAGATTTGCTGTTTGAGCTTCAGTCTGAAGTTTTTGACTATATATAGCCAGCTCTTCTGCTTTTGTATTAGCCAGCTGTTGTACTACAACTTTAGTCTGTTCTACGGCCTGTAATGCTTGCTGACTAACCAAAGCTGTTTGTGCTGTGATTTGTATTCCCTGTTTAGGGATATTTAATGCTTCTTCAATTAGGTTTGCTTTTTGTTGTACCGCGATGCCTGCTTGAGCTGTAAGCAATAAGACTTCTGCAGGAATCTTAACTAGATTAGCCTTAGAAATTTCTAACTCAGCCTTAGCAATATCTGCTTGGATAACTGCAAGAACGATCTGAGCATCTAATTGTCTAATAGTTGCCTCAGCTTTTCTTGCTTCAATCTCTGCTAATAGTACCTGTTGCTCAATCATTTGGGCTTCTAAGCTAACTTTGTCTTTTTGAAGCAAGAACTGCAAAGAGGTACTCATAACAGATTCTAGTGAGCCTAAATAAACAGTGGCATACTCAGCACCTTTAATACGGTTCTTAGTAAATTCAGCCTCTAAGTGAACCTTATTAGCTCGCATTAATACATCAAAAATGCCTGTACCTGTTAAGCTTGATGTGGTGAGATCACCAATTGTAATTGGTAGAATAGGTACTGCTGTTGTTGTTGCCATGTTATCTAGGTCCCTTATTGATTAATCTTCTAATGATTTAGATGCTGCTTGTCTTGCAGCTAGTTTTGCTAACTCATCTGATGTTAAGTCAGGTAAATACTCAATACCAAACTCTTTAATTAATTTGCCTCTTCTACCTGAGTTACCTCGTGAATCTTTAGTAGTTGTGAATACTTGACACATTCTTTCTTCCATCATTTGTAAGATAATAGCAGGGACATGCCAACCATCTTCAGCAGTAAAGGGTACATAGTTTTTAACCGTACCAATAACCGCATTACCTACACTAAAAATCTCACCTTGCCATTCTTTCTTAGCTGGATTCATACAAACAATCCGAACACGAACTAACCGTAAACATTCGTTTTTAATGCGGCGTTTCATCTGCTGTTCTGTTTCTTCTTCTTTAGTATTTAGGTTTGGTTTAGGAGCATCTTCTGCTGCAATAACAGCAAGTTTTTCTCGTAATTTTTCCACTTTAATAGATGGGTGATATTGCAAACCTAGTACATCTGCACGAGCTTTTAAAGTTGTTAATTCATCTGGTAATAATTCTTCTAAAGATAAATCTGTATTTTCGATCATGTTTGTCTCTATGTAGGATAAAAAAATAGAGAGTAGGCAATATACCTACCCTCTAACGATGTACTATTAAAGAGTAGCAGAAGTTAGGATCATACCTAAACGTTCAGGACGTAAAGACATAAAACCATACCACCATTTAATAGATGTAAAGCCTGTTTCACCATAAGGATCAAAACGATCAGCTGTAGCTTCACCAGGTGCTTTATGTGTAATTTTAAATTTGACAGATTTACCATCAGTTTGGAAACCAATAGTAGTAAATGATTCATCACCAACCACTAAGATTGGGAATACGTCATAACGTTGTCCTGTTTCATAATGAGTTGTTGTAGCTGAAGCATCGCCACCAGCACCAGCCCATTTTTGCATTTCAGGTACTACTACAAAACGGAATGCATCAATAGATCCGATTTCACCATGAATTACTGTACCTGCATCAGCATAACGATGTACAGGAACAAATGCAGGATTATTATGTAAATCTTTCATAGCTTTGAAAGTAGGGATCAATTCAGAACCAATATAAGCAACACGTCCGCCCATAATAGTAGCTGTATCAATCATTCTTGATCCAGTAATAATCTTGGTGGATTTAGGAGTACGGTTATTATCTAAATCAATAGATAAACGCATCAAATCACCATAAGTTACAGTAGTAGCTGTTACAGTTGATTTAGATGTTGCAGTACCAGCATATCGAATAGTACCTGCGTTATTTAACAAATCCACTTGCAATGCTGCTTCTGTCATTTGGTTTGCACCTTTTAACATTTCAGTATTCAAGTGTTGAGCTAAATCAGCATCGGTATCAAAGTCGATAGAATCTTGTGTGTATTCATCAAAGAAACCAAATTTCTCAAATGTCCCTTCTAACTCAATACGTTTGAAGCCTACACGGTTAACACGACCACCTGTTTCAGATACAGCAGGTAATTTACCTGAGATAGAACCTACATCTTTAGCTGAACCATATAAGTTACCAGAACCTTGTTTACTAAATGCACCAAGATTTAAGGCTACAATTGCATTGGCTTTAGTGACTGTGTCTACTTTAAATGTCAATGGACCAGTTACAGTAATATTAGCTAAACCTGTGCCACCTGAATCAGCTGCACCAGCTACTGCAACAACAGTTGCACCAGCATATCCTGCATTAGCATTGATTGCAGTAACTGCACCAGCAGCAGAAGCATTAGCAATCTGTAATACAGCTCTAGGTAAGGTAACAAAATAATCTGTATTTTTGATTTCAACACCAGCTGCATCAATACCTTGATCGTTTAAATTACGTTCATCCAACAAAGGCATGTAATGGTATCTACGGATCTTTTGACCCATATTTTTAGGCATTGAGATTGTATCAGCCAATTGACCGAAATATGCTTCACGAGCAATGTCGATTAATGCTTTCTTTTGAAAGAAGAAGTTATTGATTTGAACACCAACAGATGATGGTGAACCGTTTGCTGGGTCATTAAATGTACGACCTACTGTTTGTGATGCCATGATTTAGTTTCCTAATTTAATAAAATTGTGATGCAGACATTTTGCTGAATTCAGCGTCTGACATAGATAAAGGGTTAAATTCACTCTTTCCTGTTGCTTTAGGAGCAATAGGCGTAGAACTAGCTGCTCTACGTTTTTCTTTCAACTGCGTGTCATCCGCTTTAGGTTTCGGAGCTACGATAACTGGCTGGTTGGGTGTAGGATTTCCAATATGGTTAAATCCACCTCTAGCCTGAATTGCATCCCCAATTTTACGATAAGCATCAATGTTTGAGAGGCCATCTAATCGTCCAAACATGCGTTCGCGTTCTACCTCAGTGCTAATAATGTCATAAATTCCCGAGGCCATATGGTCATTGATAACTTTAAGTAGTTGAGGTTGTGCCGCAATTGTTTGTTTACTAGATCCATCCCACTGTTTACTCACGATATCAAGTGTTCTGGTGTATGTAGGAGAATCTTGCATCTCTTCTAATACTGTGTCCAAAGCAATTGCACGATCGTCTACTGATCTATTAGTGGGTCTATATTCATTTGCTTTCTCGGTATCGAGTTCAAATGGATCTATTCCACTTTCTTTAATTAATTTAGTAATCGCCTCTGGATTTTTATTATCCAAATCAATTAAGAAATTTAATTTAGATTCATCAAGAAGATTATTATTTTCTAATAACTTCAGGATTTTAAGACTGGGTTTTAACCCTGACATCTTCTTTTGATAGTTAGCACCCATTTGCATAAGTGATACAGCATCTTCTACCGAATTAACCTGAATGTCCTTACCGTTAGCCTTAAAAGGTTTTATGATCTGTTCATATGCAGTTTTATAATCAAAATCAGTTTCTTCTACTTGTTTTGTATCTTCTGCATCGGCTGCAGCTTCTGTATCTTGGTCCTGTACATCTTGGTTAGGTGCTTCATCTATTTGAGTATCTTTCGCATCTGAATCATTGTCATCTAGTTCTGATTCAGTCACTGTTTCTTCAGTACTCGGTGCTTCTTCATAGGAAGCAGAGTTAAGAAAGTCTTCATCAGACATCTCAAGTACGTTAGTAGTATTGGTATCTTCCTCTATTACTGCTTCATTATCTAATTCAGTGCTCATTCTGACTCCCCTTCACTATAGAACTCTGTTAATTGCTCAGAGGCATCTTCTAATGTTCGTTGTGCCATTCTAGCACGTAAGATAATAGTATCTAGGTATCCACTTAAAGATCCAATAGCATCGATTTGAGCAATGATACTATCTTGAGATTCCTTAGTCTGCATACTAGGACTAGCCTTTAGGTGAACCAATCTAATGGCCTCTAACTCAAAGAATCCTTTAACAATGATAGTATTGAAATCTTTATTCTTTTTTAAACGATCGAGTGTGTTACCAAGAGATACCGATGCATTTGCAGCAGTAATATCTTGTTCAAGTGCTTCAATGTGTGTTAATGACATATGTAGTCTGTTACTCAGTTAAGGTTAATAATGTATAAAGGCTATCTTATATCAGCCTTTAGCCTTTGTGGTCAAATAACTTTTTAAGAAGTCTTTCGTATCTTTAGACTCTTTATAAGCTAGGTCTTGTTGTTGCATAGCACCATCTGCTTGTGCTTTCAGGCCATGTAATTCTTTTTCACGTTTCTGTGTAACACCTGATTCTTGTTCCAAGAAGTTAAGGTTCTTAAGATCTGTGTCTGATTTAAGGTGTTGTTGTTTAGCTGCTTCAGTTCCAGATTTAGCCCCACGTAGTTGGATGTCTGCATAATTTTCTTGTGTCTTAGATTCAAGAAGTGCGATATCTGCCTGTAGTTTAGCCATCTCTAGTTGTTTCATCTGTTCTTGGAATGGATCAGGCTGTGGTTGGAAGCTAATGATCTTCTGTGCTAAGTCAGGCATCTTACGAAGTCTGGCTATGTCACTCAAGATTATCTTAGATAGCTCTGGATCCATATTAGGACCCACTGTTTGAAGCATAAATGCTAATTGTTCTGCTTTATTGTTATCTTCTTCAGCTGTTGAAATAGATAACGACAGATCAAAATTACCCGGAAGATCATCTCGTCTGATTTTAATAAACTGTTCATTAGTTACTCTTACAATCTCCTCTTCAGATAAAAATACAGCGTTCATGGAGATTAGTTTTCTACCAATTTTAACTATACCATTCGATAGTCTACGTAATATCCCTAACTCACGTTTTGATGCAGCATCTAATGCTCCCCTAATACCACTTGCTACGTCACCTAAACTCGCACCAGATACACCTTGGCTGAATGATTTAACACCTGTAAGAGATTCAGCTTCCATATTCTGTAACTGAAGCATAAATTGAGCAGAATTAGGAATTTCAGGAAACACATGCATATATACACCCTGTCTAGGGTCTACATTTGAGTTAAATTCATAATCCTTACCAGATTCAAATTTCTTTCTGTTAACAGAATCTAACATATCCTTGCGAATACCTGTCTGTCCATTAGCAGATTTACCTAGAATATCAATCATACCCCTAGTTACTGCACCAATTACTTTCTGATTGTCTTCTAATAAGGCACCATCAGGTTCACCATAATTATCTTTACGAACAGGAAGATAATGCTCCATTATGAACGGTAATTTCTTATCTGGAAATGGGGATTCTTCCATACGGATCAATACGTCCCCTACCCACTCTGCGACAATTGATACGACATTATTACTTCCGTCAATATCCACTTTACCCCAGTATTGGTACACCACAAATTTCTTTCTAGCATCATCTTTAAAATTAAAATTCTGTTCTGCTAATTTTGCACTATGATCTGGTGAAGCCAGTACAGATGAACTGTCTATATTAATTTTATCAATATTCTGGTACTTCTTACCATCCTTCTTAAGTAAGTATTTGCTAGTCTCATAGCTTTTAATAATAAAGTTGGCTTTCTCTAAATCACCTTGAGCTGTGGGATCGATCATAATATTTCGAAAATCACATACCTCTATTGTAGGCCTATTAACCAAGGTTCTTACTTTCTCTTGTACAGTAAAAGTACCTAAATCTACTGGCTCAATAGGTTGTCCTGACTGCATAGACATCTCATGTGCCTGTTTAAGCTCTTCAGGGACATCTGTATTATATTGACTAGGTGACATCTGCTGCATTTGCATCAATTCCTGATGTAACTCAGCCAATTCAGGATTAACTCTAAACTCAATATCAGGAACCTCTTCAGTATATGTCTCTTCTTGGAATTCCCATCCAAGCTGTACAATTACAGTGCCTTCATCTACCGCAGTTCTAATGTATTCATCAATAAATCGGGTTTTATCTAATTGGGTATTTAATTGATAATTTAAAAGTAATTCATTTTGACGAGCAGCTTCTTTATCTTCCCATGTAACAGGATTAACATTAAATACATCTACCGTAGATAGAAATGGTTCACTTAATGCAGCATATCGCCACTCTGCTTGTTTTCTAATTAGTTTAGGTTGAATAGATGACTGGTTTCCAGGTGTTTTAAGGATATTCTTCCCTGTCATATTCATATTATCAAGCCAAGTAGATATTTTCTCTACTCTGCCTATATGGATTGCCCTTGCTTCTTGCTGATCCTGCTTTAATTCTCTTAGCGTTGGAGGTTTAGTCCAGTGTTCTGGTAATACGATATCTTTTTCTTCTATATCATTCTGATTCTTCATGTTTATGCCCATCCTCCTGTTCTAATTCGTGATTCTTCTCTTGAAGATTCAGCCTGTGGATTCCAATTTGTAAGCTGTTGACAAGCATTTTCATACTTTTGCATATACTGCATGGTTGCTAGTCCTTCAAATTGTCCTGAACCAGTAGAAGATAAGAGTCTTGCTGCTACAAAGTATAGGAGTGGTTCAATATATGAATCAGGTAACTCTATAAGCAGTGTATCAACATCTACATACCCATCATCTGCCTGTAGTTTAGGATGATTTGCTTTATAGACTATTGTTAAATACTGATATGCACGAGTATTAGTTAAAAATTTACTAACTAATAAGGTATTAGTACTAAGTGTGAAACATCCAAATGTATTCGTAGGATCATTTAATGAAACTTCTTCAGTGGTAGGAGCATATACTTCAAGGATTTTTAATAAATCCTCTTGGATAATAGGATATATCTCCTGTCCTACAACTAAAGGTACTACTAAAGATGAGGTTTTTAAATTAAACCGTTTATATAAGGATGTAAGCCCTAAATTAATGTGAGGAAGAATCTTAGCCATATTAACATCATTAATAACTCCTGCTTCACCTCCACCAATACTTAACTGAGCTAACTCACCAAAAGTTAGAAGATCAAATATTTCTTGTAATTTCATATGTTTCTCTCGAAATAAGTATTATACGATGTATGAAGCCATTCTATCTATAGGACCGTCGTCTTCATCAATGTCCCACATTCCATCTTTTTTCGGACTTTCATGTAGCTCCGCCTCTTCAGAAGGTTTCCAAGGATTTAATGCACATAACATGGATATAGTATCAAGAAAATCATCATGTTTACTACGCATTCCTCCTACTGCAACTAAACTAAGTTCATTCATTGCTTCTATCATAGGAGGCTCTGTTTTACGTTCAATAGGGAAAAACATTTTACGTGCTTTAAACCAGGGTACAACAGTATTAAATCGAACCAGTTTATTAGTATTAGGTCGTATTCCTGCTTTAGAGTCATTACCTTCACTCGCTAAAGGGAAGTATATATTACGTTCTAACATTTGTCCCTGAATCCATTGAATAAACCCACCCTGTTGACCAGATACCTCTACACCTACGGATTGTGGTTTATATATCTGAGCCAGTCTGAATAAATCATCAATGTTTTTATCCATTAACTGACGCTTGCATATACCATCTACCCAAAGCCAGTCGCCTACATTATTATATGCCCATACAGATATGACACTAAAGTCTGCCTTATCCTTCTCAGATGTAGCAAAATCGGTAGTAATATAGAAATTAAACTTATTTTTATTTCTAATAACTGAGTCAATCTTATACCACCCGATATCACCATCCTGAATCATACGATCCTCATCAGACATAATACGTAGCATTAACTCTTGGTTGAATGTATCAACCTTTCCAAGTTGTAATGCCTTCATGTGTTTATCTTTAACATATTCAAACGTGAATCTATCTTCCCAACTTCCTCTAAAGTCCTCTTTCGTACATGGAAATGCCTCACATACTGGAAATACGTTTACTTCCCATGCACCCGACTCAACTGCCTTATACAAAGGGTCTTTAGCATTAAAGGGTGTACCACTCCAGATAATCATATTATTAGATGGATGCAAAGCATATGTTACTGCTTTATAAACTGTATCCTCTACTGATGCAATAACTGTAGCAGACCTAGCATCTTCATCACTAATAAGATCATCAAGCACTGCTAACTGGGGTCGTTTACCCATTTCCTTTGCACCACGAACACCAGTCTGTGCACCATACCCTTTAACAATAAATACATTGCCATCTGCATTAATGAATTCCCACCTAATATCGGTAAATTTAGCCTCAGGGATATATTGCTTTAAGAATGCTGAGTTATCATATCTAAACTGTAGATTCTTTCTCATATTCTTAACACCATTTTCAATAGAGTCAGACACATAAAGTGCAACATCTACTTTACCAAATCCAGGTAAATGACCATACACCCCTAAGTATAAAAATAGGTATTCACCCATAATTACAGTTTTACCCATACCACGATGACATAAATTAATAACCAACTTCCCGTTATTAGTCAACGTGTCCAACATTTTATAATGTACAACAGGTGTAAGATTCTCTTCCCCTTGCCCACCATTTACTAACTTAATAAAGGTGACAAATTCCAGAGCAAACTCACTAGGCACATAGTCTGGATTATCTGAATAATCTAATTCATTTAAATAATCTTCAACTTTTTTATGTAACTCATTATCCATAATTCATTGCTTCCGCACGTTGGTTAGCCAAGATATTATTAAACGTTGCCATAGGTCTATTATCCTGCTGAATCTGAACAAGTTGTTCATTAGTGCCTGCAACACGTGTGTCTACAGGAACAAGTCCTTCTCCCAAATTAGCTGCTGCTGCTGCCTTTCTGATATTCTGACTTTGTTGTAGCTGTGCCATTTGCTGTAGTGACCTCATAGGTGTGACAGTCGCCACAGGACTTTCTGCACCATATGCATCCATCATCTCATAGAGATTAGGTTGCTTAGGCACAACTGCTTGAGCATATTGAAGTGCTTCAGGTGTAACAGGATCTGCTGCCTGCATTTCCGCCATAGGATTAACTGCTTTTTCTACAGGAACTGCTACTACTACTTGTGCTGGTGCATCTTTAACTACTGGTGCAGCTACAACTGCTACAGGTGCCTCTTTTATAACAGGTGCTTGTGCAACAGTAGTATTTACAGCAGGAGCTGGCTTCGCCGCTAACGCCAAACCAGGTGAAGTAACTACAGGGACAGGAGCAACCTTAGCTTCAACAATAGGTGCATCTTTAGTCTCAATTACATTAGCAGTTTCACCAATACGCTTTTTAATATTCTCAGCATAATCAAGTGTTGATCCATATTCAGGATGCCCCTTAACATATAACCCTTTCCCCTGTTTAGCAGCAGCAATAGCACCAGGTCCACCATTATATCCAGCCGCAGTTAAACCAATATCACCGTCTGCTCTTTCATGCATCTGTTTTAAATATCTAATACCTGCTCGTGCATTATGTTCTGGGTTATCAATATTCCAATCTTTATCAGCAACACTCTTAAATGTATCAGGCATTATTTGCATTCCACCTCGAGCACCAGACACAGATGTCTTTGTTCCACCACCACCAGACTCTGCACCATAAATAGCCCAAGCAATATCAGCTAATTTACTAGATACACCCTCTTCCTTGAGTGCATTAGAAAACATATCTTTAGTACCATATTTATCAGCCATTACTTAATTCCCCATCAATTATGTCTTCATTAATCAATTGTAGCTTGGAACCAGCAATACTACCAGCAGTCATCTGCCCTGCTTGCATCACCAATCTCTGATTTGCTACCAACTCCATTGTAGCCATTCTAAGGGCATTAATAGAGCTATCCTCTTTCATTGTGATATCTAGCTCCACTTTCTTAATGTCGGGCATCCTCAAGTGCGTAAGCAGGCTATTAGCAGCATCTGTCCTAACTTTCTCACTATTAGCACCCACCATCAACTCAGCCTGCACATTCAAAGCCTTCTGATACAAATCTTGATTCAACACATAATGCGGAATCAACGTCTGCTCATAAATCAGATTAACCAGTTTAGATTTATTATACGCAGTGACATAACTAGCCACATCCTTACTAGCAACATTAGTAGCAGCAAACCTAATAATCTTATCAGGGAATGTCCTACTATATGCATCTATGTTAGTACCACCACTTAGCTTATGACTAACATACTTCACAGCATTAATGTAATCTCCAATTTTAAATCTACCATCTGCCATTACCTTTGTATAGCTCAATAGATTATCCCTATAAGCCTCATATAAGTCAGGATCACTAAGGGTATGATTAATCTGATCAATTAATTCCTGATTAATACTCTTCTTCACTTTATCTGGTAAAGCATTCTTAAACTGTTCTACTGTTAACATTTCTATCCTAGGGGTTGGGGAATAATTTTATAATATTTTTTAGGGACCTAATCTTATAATTTTAATCTGAAGGAGTGGGGGAATTTTTCAATCTTAGTATTACTCCTATAATGCCCACACACTAACACTAAAAACAATATACCCCCCCTACTCGATAAGCATCCTTATTTGTGCTCGTACCTCGCCAAGAGCATACGTGTGTGTGTAATAACCTATCAGGAGTAATAACATGTCTATCATCAATCAAGCTACAGCATTAGTATCTATGTCTCTTAACACTGTAGTTAAAGCGGTATCAATCGCGGATAACCTACTCAACGCAGTACATACAGTCAGTACAGTAGTAGATACAACCACTACTATTTATTCAGAAGTAATAATATTACAAGTAAATCTAAATGCCCAAGCTACCAAGCTAGGTCTAACAAACGTCTAAACCTATATACACACTATATCCTAACACGGATGTAGTGTGTATTAAAATTAAAGCCCACACAATACAACCCACACATCCTCAGATAGTCCTAACGAAGACACACCTGTCTACCCACATGTGTGTGTGTGTCCTTCTACATATACTCGTGTCTGTGCTCCTGCGTCGCTAAGAGCATGTTTGTGCATGCACCCGTCCAATTTCGGACATCGTAGTACACATTCAATGTGTATTACACCTATCAGGAGAATTACCATGGCTATTATCAGAAACAGAAAAGCAGCTACATCTACATCATCAGTTGCTAACGAAGCTTGGAAAGCAAGTGCATTCCTTAACTTATATTTGACAGGTAAAACAAATGTAAGATTGGGAGCAATTGCATTGCGTGAATCTAATGCAAGTGAAGCGAAAATCTTAGCTTGGATTGCAGGCGATAGTGCCAAAGCTGCATCATTGAAAGACAAATTCATCTTGTCGTACAACACAGTTACTGACAGCACTGGGTTAGACTTCTTAGCTGATATTGAGGTCGTATCTCATACACCAGAAGAAGTTGGTGCAATTGGGTATGTGAACATCTCATTGCCTACAGCAACAGGTAGTGCAAGATTAGGCTCTATTGTCCTTAAAGATGGCAATGTATTACATGAAAAGCTGGATGTGTGGTTAGCTGATGTAGCTAACTTAAATGTGTTGAAAGACTCGATGACTATTGTCTATCAATCTGCTGTAAGTAAATCAGTTGAATTCTTGTTAGATTAGAGTTGTGCTAATACCCTAGAAATAGGGTATTGGTGCTTATGTAAGATAGTCACTATTATTGGAGAGTAAAAATGAACTTAGAAACAACAGTAAAAAACTACTATATAACAGTAGCTTTATTTCATGCAGATAATACTGAAGCACTACAAGGTGCTAAAGATCCACAAGCTAGAAGAAATTTAGTATGTAATGCTAAATATGATTTTGACACAGCTCACAAACTAGCAAAAGAGTTAGCTACTTGGGTAGATGAACCAGGTGCTTTTTGTTGTGTATGTTCCTTAGATGGAATAATCACATATGCTTATCAATATCTGTAAGGCTATTACTACGATGTCTGAAAAGATGTCGTAGTGAGGATTAAGTAGGAGTAAAAATGCAGGGGTTCTCCGAACCCTTTTTCCCTGTTTTATAATATATTGGAGTAATCAAATGTTAAAAGAATTATTAGATGTAACAAGTACTGCATTAGTGTTAGTGAATCAAGCTGCACATGTTACTTCAGCGGCTCTTGGTGTAGTGGGTACTACTGTACAAGCAGGCAATAATATTGCAGGTGCTTTAGAAAAATCAACACGTGTGATTGATAAAGAAGCACAAAATTTAGTTAACTGGCATGACATTAGATTAGTTATGGCAAACCATGAACAGAGCGATGCTATGAAGGCATTGAATAATGTTTAAAAACTAGACAATCAAGAGGCTAGTAGAAATACTAGTCACCGTAGGTGACAGGCATACTATGTATGCCTAGCCTTATTTTCGTTATGGGAGATAGTCATGAATCAGATAGAAATTGAAGAACACTTTAGTAAAAAGAAACCAAGACAAATGATGAAAGAATTTATCCTTGAGAATATTGAGGAAGATGATATTGATCAAGCTGTATGTTTATTGGCAGAATGGATAAGTGCTGAATATTACCCAAGTAAGGAAGCCAGGATATTGAAATTAGATGATATGGATCTTAGAAAATTAGTGGTTGATATTGTTATAGGAACTACTGAGATTCAAGTGGAAACACTACTTACAATTGCTGTAGGAAAATTAGCTAGTTTGTTAGATATAGATAAATTAGACAGCATTAAAACTATGTCTGAAATTCTAGCTATCTTATCTGAAATGGATTGGTATGACCTTATCAAAGAATCCAATGAGGCTAGTTGGATGATTGTAAGTTTGATCGAAATACCAGAAGAAATCCAGGATGCAGTAAATAGATGTATGTATTTACCGCCAATGATTGAAGAACCACAGATACTCGAATCAAATCGTGATAGTGGTTATAAGACAATCAAAGACAGTTTGATCTTAGGTAGTGGAAATTACCACGATGGTGATATTACCTTAGATGCACTGAATTTAATGGCATCAGTGCCACTCAGTTTAAATATTGAGTTTATCAATAGTGTTAAGGAAGAACCGAATAAAGAAATCACAACTGATTTGATACTGGTAGATTACCCAGAATTAACAGATGATGAAGCTATTGAAGAAGCAAAATTTAGGATTGCTATGTTTGATAGATTTGTAAAACAGTCACAAGAAGTATGTGACTTATTGATTGAGAATGGAAATAAATTCTATCTAAATCAAAAGGTTGATAAAAGAGGTAGAGTATATGCACAAGGATATCATGTAAGTACAGCAGGTGCATCGTACAAGAAAGCAGCCATAGAGCTGTATAACGAAGAATTAGTAGAGGGCATTTAAGTCTTCATTTGGAGTGTTATTATGTTTAAGAAATACAGTGGTTGGGAATGGATGTTAATCAATGCAGCTAATTTAGCTGGCAGAGACAAATTAACCCATGAGCAAAGAATTGAGTGGGCAACAACAAATTTGGATACATTAGAAGATCTTGGAGATGATGCAGGTACAAATTATCCTCAGTACATTACAGCAGTAATGGGCATCAGAAAAGCACAACAAAGAGTGCCTACAGGTTTGTTAGTAACTGTAGATGCAGTATGTTCAGGCATACAAATTATGAGTGCTTTAACAGGTTGTATTAACGGAGCTAAAGCAACTGGTTTAGTAGACGATCATCGTAGACCTGATGCGTATTGGGACGTTACTGCTATTATGAATAAGAAGTTAGGAGGTACGCTTCATATTAGCAAAGCTGATGCAAAACGCGCAGTTATGACTTCATTCTATGGCAGTGAAAAAGTACCTGTAGAAGTATTTGGTGAAGATTCTATTGAGCTAGATACCTTCTATGAAGTAATGCAATTAGTTGCACCAGGTGCTTGGAATATATTAGGCACACTCAAAGCATCATGGAAAGCACTTACTTTAGCGCATAAATGGAAACTTCCTGATGGATTTGATGCAGTAGTTAAAGTCATGGCTAAGAAAGAAACTCGTATTGAAATTGATGAGTTAGATCACAGTACCTTTACATACTACTATTCAGAAAATGAAGGGAGTAAATCAGGCATCTCATTAGTTGCAAATGTAGTACACAGCTTAGATGCTTACATCATGCGTGAAATGCACAGAAGATGTAATTACTCATCAGATCTTGAAACCATTCAAGCTATTATTACCAGTGAAATTCTTACTCGTGATCAAGGTGCACCAAGAGCACAATGTTCTTATGAATCAAAAGCTGTGTATTATCAGACACAGTTCAATCGTAGTGGTGTATGCAGTATTGTTGGTACAAATTGGATCAATCCTGTTAATGTAAAATTCTTAGATTTGGCATATTTACAAGAATTGAATCGTGTTATCAGCATAGTAGTAGAACATAAATCATTTCATTTAGTAACACTACATGATGCGTTTTCAGCTCACGCAAATAATGTTAATCAAATCAGATTTCACTATAAAGAAATCCTTGCTGAATTAGCAGATTCAGAAGTATTGAATGACATCTTGCAACAAATTAAACCACAACCTAAGTATCGTAAAAGAAGTCTAAACTTATCTGAAAAGATTAGACAGAGTAATTATACACTTACATAGTATTACAGGAGGTATTGAAATACTCAGTACCTCCTTCTATTTCTAATCAAATAACTTAAGAGAATAAAATGAAAGCAATATTATTATTAACAATGCAGATGTTATCAGTACAGACTTCAATGGATATCAAAGGTGGCTATGTTGCTGAAGATAGAAGAACATTATCAACTACTACAATTGAGTACGCATCAATTACTGCATGTAGAAACGGTAGAGAAGAACTGCAGTTAGCATTTGGAGCCTACCAAATGTCTAAAGTACACACGAATATCATGAGTGCAGTGTGCATTGATACAGACACAGGATCAGTACAATGACCAACTATAAACATGTAATTGCTGTTGCTTTAGTAGGCTTCATCATTGGAGCTGTAGTAAGTACTGGAGTATATCCTATGACCCATAAAGGATATCACGAAGTGCTTAAAACGAATATTGGGGAATTTATCTTAAGAGACGGTAAAATCTTTACAGTATATGAAATGCAAAGAGATATGATGACAGGTGGAAAATAGAAATATGATCATGAAGGCGAACTCCGTTCGCTTTTGTGGTTTTTTTTTTTTTTGTTAAAAAGATAGTCAAATAGAAGTTCTATAGAAGTTCTCAAATACTTCTTACCGATATACTAACAAAGTCAAATAATGAATTTCGACTATATACAGCCGATACCTTAACAATATTTTACTCTTATAAATAGTTAAGTATATAATACGTTGAGATTTACCACATTACCCTAGTTCTCCTAAAGAACTCTCCAACTCGCCTCTGTTCTATAACAGAGGCATTTTTTTATCTAATCTAAGAGTTATATATGTCAGATAATGAAATACCACCATATTATTGTGACTATCTTGCTATAGATGGTCAAAGAAGTAGACTATTACTCCATCCAATTAAAGTTTGGTATGGTAGTAATAATGTGTTTACTGAAGCCACTTGGCTGATGTCAGCATTAAATGTAGTAACAGATGAAGAAGTTACTCTATCAATGAGCCACATCAATGTTTAAGATATTCTAGTTTTTTTAATTTAATTTATATAGGTACAGTAGATGTCACCAACAATTTCATGTGTAGGAACAATACCTACCAAAACTTATCCAACAGATGCTGGATTTGATCTCATAGCAAGTAGAGATATTATAATTCCTGCCAGAGATAGCGCTATTATTGGTACAGGTACCCATATTAGTATTCCGTTAGGTTATGTAGGTTTAATTTGGAGTCGAAGTGGGCTCTCTTGTAAACATAAACTTGAGGTAGGTGCAGGATGCATTGATTATGGATATACAGGTGAATTATTAGTTCATTTACACAATTTATCTGATACCCTTTATGATGTACATAAGGGGGATAAAATTGCACAACTTTTAATTATGCCTATACTACTTCCTACATTTGAATCAGTAGACAAACTACCTGAAGCAGATAGAGGAAATAATGGATTTGGAAGTACTGGTAAATAGTGTAGGATTTATCCATGAATCACAGTTATAACCATGGATTGACGATAGAGAATAGAACTACATTTCTTAATTACTATGAGGATACTCAAATGGCAAAAGCTAAACCAATGAAAAAAGATAAGGATGGTGACATGGACGGCAGTAAAAAGAAAAAAGAGAAGTGTTAAAGTCCTGATAAGGAAAGACATTGATAGTGTGCCAAAAATGCGTGTTCGATTCGCGTAGACTGCTCCATAAAATAGTCCTGATAGGCTAAATACCCGTTTCTCCGAGGGTTTATTCGGAGAGTCTATATTTAAGGACTCTGATTAGAGTATTTAAATGCAGGCAACTGCAGATCCAAGAACTTCGGAATAGGGATGGGATCTCCTCCAGCCTGTAGAGGCTAAACACAGGCACTATTATTCACCCACATTAGTGGGTATTTTTATATCTGGAATTTTATGAACGAACCATTAACAGGTATCAAGCACGACCAAGGTAAGGCACCCTTACACTTGTTAAACCAGGAGGCATTAATTGAAACTGCTAAAGTCTTTGGTTATGGCGCACAGAAATATTCTGCAAATAACTGGCGTAAAGGTATCAATTTAACCCGCATATTAAATGCAGTAGAAAGACATTGTATGGAATTACAGCAAGGCAATGATATTGACGAAGAGTCAGGATTATCACACGCTGCCCATGCAATTGCAGGGCTCATGATGTTCATGGGCATTAATAAACACTCACCAGAATATGATGACAGGTATAAGAACCATGATTAATGCAGAATGGGTAAATTTAAGTATATTAGTTTTAGGTACTCTCTGGGTATTTGGATTTATTCAATTTGGTAAAACGGAGAGAGATAATGACAACACAAGCAGATAAAATCTATCTTGATCTTTTACAGATGGTTCTACAAGATGGGGATGAAGTTACAACTAGAAATAGCGAATGCTACTCCCACTTTAATTTACCTAATGTAACCTTTACTGAGTTTCCTTTAGTCACTCTTCGTAAAACTGCAGCCATGAAGGCTATTAGGGAAATGGAATGGTTTCTTAGTGGTAAATCAGAATGTCCTAGAGAGTTACTCGATTGGTGGTCTGGTCAGTTAGATGGGTTTAATAATTTAATAAATGGATATTCTAATCAGTTTAGATATTCAACTGGATACTGTGCAGATACTAATGAACCCACTTTTTTTGATCAAGTTGAATTTATACATAACGCTTTAAAAACAAATCCAAATAGCAGACGATTAGTAATGTCTGTATGGAACCCAGGAGAAATGGCAAATATTGTCACTGCTAATAATAACCCTAACACACCTACCTGTTGTCACTCCATTGTAGTGCAGTTCTTTGTTCGTTCAGGCCATCTTCATATGAAGACCTATCAACGTTCAGCAGACATGCTATTAGGCGTACCACACAACTGGGCACAGTCTTGGGCAATGTTAATGTACTTTGCTAAACGATCAGGATTAGAAGTAGGCTCAATGACATGGATGTGGGGAGATGCTCACATTTACAAAGAACAAAGTCATCTTGATACTGTTAACCAGTTATTAAACACAACTAAAGATCTATCAGGTCAATCCATTTCATTGGTATATCGCAGTACTTCAAAAGAGTTTAATGCAACAGACTTTAAGATTTCAGGTAATATCCCTGACCCTGTAGTAACAATTAGACCTAAACTGTTGTAGAAAATTATGTCTAATTATATTTCTTATCAGGATATTTCAAATCGATTAAATGTGACAGAGAAACAGGTAGAAATGGCAGTCTATAGTGGCATGCTTCCTCCACCCTCTGTCATAGATAAGTGGGATTCACATCATGTTGAATTCTATATTAATGAATGGGCTGCTAAATTAGCTAGAGCTAATCCTAAAGCAGATAATAAATGTATTGCTAACGAAAATTATACATTTCCAAGGCACCAAAGATGACATCATCTGAATTAGAGGAGTTACTAACATGAGTATAAACATTAATGATAGAAGGCTAATTGAAGGTCCTAAGAATAACTTAATGGCAGTGCGTCCAACTAAACATACTTGGGCTATGAAGGTTCTTGAGAAGATGCAGAATAATGCATGGGACCAACGAGAGATTGATTTAACAGATGATGCTAAACAATATGCCACAGGTCAACTGGTTGATGGAAATCTCAAAGCATACAAAAAAGCTTTGGCATTCCTATCTAATTTGGACGGGATTCAGTTGAATAACTTGACTACTAATATTGGTAAGCATATTACATCCCCTGAAGTGGCTATGTGTATAGTTAGACAAGCATGGGAAGAAGCACAGCACGTATTAAGCTATGCTCAGATGATTGAGTCAATTGGGTTTGACCCAGAAGAAGTTTATTGGATGTTTGAGACGGATGAATTACTTGCAGAAAAGAATATATACATCACGGAATCTTCAGAGATTCTTGGTAAAGGCTTTACGCCAGAGAACTTCGTTAAGGCAGTGGTTGCTAATATCGCGTTGGAAGGCGTTTATTTCTTCAATGGGTTCTTGGTGTTCTACACGTTAGAGCGACAAAATCTAATGCGTGGCAGTGCCAATATGATTAGGCAAATCCAGAAGGATGAAGAAACCCATCTGGTGTTATTTATCAATATGTGGAATACGCTGAGACAAGAACGTCCTGAATTGTTCACCAAAGAGCTACTTGATGATTGTAGAAATATCATCAAACTTGCAGCAGAACACGAGATCATTTGGGGGAAATGGATTATTTCCGAAGGTGTGCTAGGGCTATCTGACCATGTAATTGATGATTTTATACGTAACCTTGCAGACATGCGCTTGGAATCCATTGGGTTAGAGAAGCTTTATAATGTAAAAACGTCTTGCCCTTGGTTCTTTGAAGTCAGTAATGTAAACATGGGTGATACTAACTTCTTTGAAGGTAAGCTATCAAACTATGAAAGTGGTAGTTTAGACTGGGATTAAAAGTATGTTCATATTATTTGTAATGGTGTACACACTACATGGTCATACCAAGATACTCACTACAGAGTTCCCCACAATGGATGTGTGTCTCAAAGCTAAAGAACATTTGATGCATAACACTGTGGTCAGCACAATTAAGTGTAGACAACAGACTCAAAGACCTCTAACAAGCATTCGTACCTTAAAAGGGAAATGATATACGTATGATATTACTAAAAGTTAGCCACCTCGCTAAAGCATTAAGTATGTCCCGCAATCAAATTAACTATGTGCTAAAGCGTGAAAAAATTAAACCCGTAGAATATCGTAATACCTACACAGGACTTACAGGTTTTTATGACCTGAATCAGATTACGTCCATTATTAAATCGTAGATTATTGAGGTCATTAAATGTCATCTAAACATATCCGTGCATATGAACAAATCCAAGCTATAGCAAATACCGAAGGATATATAGCTAAAACTATTGAAATTTGGAATACACCTATTAGAAAGCTTAGTACTAATCAAGTAAATTCGTTTAGTGAAGTATTGAATGAGTTGATTGCATCTGAAAAAGCCAACGAATTACTCACTAAAACACATGGAAAATAATCATGAATACAGAAGAACAAATACAAGAGTTAGCGGTGCTGATGTTTGATAGTGGTCATTTGACATTGCCTGAACACGAAGCACTTCTCTCAGAATGGTTTAAAACCCAAACATTCGCACAACCTAAACAGCATCATGTTAATTGGGGCGAGGTAAGTGGAAAGGCTGATTTTGTTATACATAAAATGGAAGTATATGATACAGAAGGCAACTTGTTACAGTGTGTAAACCTTAAAACGCAGTACCGTCCCAAAGACGCAGTTGCTTTAGCAACTGGAGAATAAAATGACTGTATTGGAAATGATGGAAAACGATGTTAATTCGGTTGTTGGCTTAAACGTATCGTATGAATTTGGTGGCTCGAAACCGATGGAAGGTAAAGTATGGTCTTCTAAGAAAAACAAAATAGAAGCTATGATTGATGGGCAGTTATCGACTTGGTATTCTTATGGAATATCATTTGATGGTCGTTGGTATTACACAGTGGATAAATTCACGCGATTACTTGGAGAATATAATGACAGAAACGAACACAGCGAAATCGACATGTATGATTGAGGTACCTGACACCCACATGACACTCAATGGTCTTTCCATTGACTTAAATGTCAATAGAGATTGTTTGAGAAGTAAGATGGTAGTGGCTAAAGTAGTGCCGAAAGGTTTGGTATACATTAAAGGATATAAAACTAATCTGTATCTAAAAACAGATTTACTTTTTTTATATAGCTTTGATTTTACAGGATACGTTAGACATTCAACGGATTCTATTAATAATGAGCACCCATTTTCAAACCAATTAGCTACTAAATTTATTCGAGGTATAAGATGAATACACAGATATACCCATATCAAAATTACACTAAATACTGCCAAGTGGGTCTGCACTACGTTAATCATTTAGTTAAACGATATTACATCACTACTAAACTTGATAACGAAGGCAGTCCTATAAGGATACCTAAGTTAAGCTATATTTGTACACAGTGCGCCTCGTATACAGACTCTTGGTCATTAACTCTTAAACGTACACGAATTGAGATTATAACCCGAACACTTTTGCAACAACCCAACTTACATCACTAACTAGATAATACTACTATGCCACAAGATATCTTAGATTTAATCAAAGCTGTAAACACCTATCGCTTAGAACAAGAAGCACTTCATGATGGAATTACATTAAAAGAGTTCGTCATTATGATGAACAAAGTAGGAGAGAAGCAAGAAAAACCTAAAGTTAACTGTAATAAAGCAGGAGAGAAGCCAAGCCCTCAATTTGTACAAAACATTGGATCATACAAAGTAGTAAGTATAGATGGCACAATCACCGCATTAGATATTGCAGCTACAAATTTAGTACAAGTTGGTAAGGATACAATTAAATTAGTATGGCCACATACAGCAATCATCTTTACAACTATTTCAGAAGAAGGTGCTGGCTATATCAACCAAGCAGAGTTTGATAATCTTGCTGAGTTTTGCTTAGGCTAGTTTTTAAAATACCTCTATAGCCTCGAATGTAGAAATATGTTCGAGGCTTTTTTATACCCAAAAATTATTATATAAACTTAGGACCACATAATGACATTATTACAAACAATTCAATTATTAGGCTATGCTCATAAAGCTAACATCGCTGCATGGCTCCACGGGGCTCCAGGAATTGGAAAAACCCAAGCTGTATATGAGTATGCAGAAAAAGCTGGCTTACCCTTAGTAAAAGTATTTGCTCCAACTGCTGATTTGATTACAGTTATGGGTGCTTTATCAGTTAACAAAGAAACCAATGAAGCGAGCTTTCTTCCTCTAAATAAATGGATTACAGATCGTCCTTGTATTGTTTTAATTGATGAGTTACCTCAAGCACCAACAGCAATTCAAAATGCATTTTCTGACCTCTTATTAAACAAAACAATTGGAGATACGCAATTACATCCCCAATCCTTTATTGTCGCTACAGGGAACCGTAGTGAAGATCGTGCAGGTACAAACCGTATTCCTGCTCATGTAGTAAATAGATGCTGGCATATGTATCCAGAAACATCTGGAGATGAATGGTTAGATTGGGCTACGGACCATAACTATGATGAACGCATTATTGGTTTTGGTCATTTCCGTAAAGACCTACTTCACAACTTTGATCCAAACCAGTCACAGAAACCATATGCTACATTTAGATCGTGGAGTATGGTTAATGAAGTACTTAAAGTGGGATTACCTGAAGAGTTAATTGGTCAAGCAGCTATGGGTATTGTTGGTGAAGGTCCTGGACAGGAATTCCATGAGTTCTGTAAATTGAGTAAATCATTACAAGACCCACGTCAGTTATTAAAAACACCTGATATCTTTATTTCACCACCAGAATTATCCGGTTTATATGCGATTTCAACAGCATTAGCAATGAATGTTGAGAAAGCTACTGCAGAGAATTTCTTTATCCTATTAAAGCAGTTACCAGCTGAATTCCAGGTACTAGCTACTATGACTGCTATTCGTACTAAGAAGGATGTTATTGTTAAATCTAAAGGATATTTAGGTTGGGCATCTCAAAATCTAGCCATCCTTATTTAGATACTAGTTAATGACCCATAAGATTAAACTCTTATGGGTTTTTTATTGGAGTAATCATTTTATGTATAAACCATATATAGAAGAAAAACACTGTTCATGGTGGTGTAGTCAAGAAGTGGATGTATATATGTACCGTCTTGATCTTTCCGCACGATTAAAAGTAACAGCTAAATTACGGCCATACTGTGCATCTTGTGCAGAGTTCTTAATCCAGGATGGTTCAGAATATCATAAACCATTTAAGCATGATGTGCTTCTAGCTACTGTAACAAAGGCCATTCTTAATGAGATACTGTAATAAACATGGGTGCAATAATCCTGCTGCATGGGCCCACTACTTTGTTAATGAACCCAGACAATCTATCTTTTGTTACGCCTGCCTAACCCCTTACTCCCAGTTACGTTGCGCCCGCACTAAAGAAGAAGCTTGGGCATGTATTATCACTAGGAAACTACAATGAATATTTATCAGCTATTTAGAGAAGCATCAAACCGAAGTACCCTAAACCGCAAAAAATTATTAGAAATTGGGAAAAAGCATTGTCCAGAAATTCCCATATCATTATTAGAAGCACACCGAAAAATTTATCACCAACAATTATACTTAAACTATTGGCGTCCTGAAAATAGACACGCACCAACATCAGATGTAGGTAGTTATATTGATGTATATGGAAACATTAAAGCTACAGGAACACGACTACGTCATGGAGATACTTGGCGTACAAAAAGTATATATACATTAAGAGATCCAGGTAATAAATCTGCTTTAGCTCATAAATACCGTACAGATAGTGATTTTGCTGAAGTACTAGATATATTTTCAGATAGAACTATGCACCCTGTATTTATAAATGACTTAACCATTCCAAAATGGGAACCAAGATCAAAAACTATTTGCATGGATAGACGCACAGATGTTACTAGAAACGTTGAAAAACTGATGAAATACAGTGTTATGGTTCTTAGATGTAAGCCTTTAGACGAAGAGAACCAATATCAATTATGGACATTATCCATAAGAAATAAAGTCATTAAGGTTCAAATTGCGACCATCATAAATAACTCAATTGGATTAGGTAAAACCCAAAAAGGAAGTAAACGATCTGGCCTTAATAAAAATGCCAAACAGGTTACGGAAAGACTTGGGGAATGATTCAATGTCTAGGACCTGTAATAACTGTAGTGCTATCGCAGATGTTGATATCTTTACGCTAATAAGTACGAACCGTCATATTGTTATTCCATGCTGTGCTATGTGCGCTATTAAGCTACACCGTAAACCAAAAAATGAAGCAAGAAATGGTTTTTATCTCCGTAGTGACATGGAGCAAGAACAAGTTCTTAGAGCTTTACTAAATTTTTAACCTTTCAAATACCGGAAATACAAATGAGTGAAAACAAACATGCAGTTACTGTAATCACCAAAGCACGTGTTCAACTGCTTTTAGACAATCCATTCTTAGGTACCCTAGCTTTAAGGGCTACATTAGTACAAGTAGCAGATGATGATCCAAGAGCACCTGCATCAACAGACGGAACCCATGTGTATTACTCACCAAAATTTTGGTTAGACATGAACCCCAAAGAATGTATAGGTGTACTAGCCCATGAGATTGCTCATAATGCATTACTCCATAGTGCAAGATTAAAAGGACGAGACCATGAAAAATTTAACCGAGCTGCTGATTATGCCATTAATGATTTATTAGTTAATACCTTTGGTTATTCATTACCTGAAGACTGTTTATTAGATAGTCAATATTATGACCTATCAGCTGAGGAAATATATATTCGTTTAGAGGATAGTGCAACAACGTCAGATAAATCGCTTACACCTAAGTGGGGTAATGTGATGCCTACAGCTGGGAATACTCCAGCAGAACAATCAGCTAATGAACAAGCTATGGAAATAGCAGTAAAAAGTGCTAATCGTGTAGCTAAACAGAATGGGAAGATGCCAGGATCTCTAGCCCGTATGCTTGATTTTTTAGAGCCTAAAATTAATTGGAAAGAAGCACTAAGAGACTTTTTAACTGCTAAGTTCTCACGAGATGACTATCGCTGGTATCCCTGTGATATGCAGTATTTACATATGGACATCCGAATGCCTTCATTAACAGGTGAAAAGTTTGGTCCAGTAGTTATCTGTATTGATACATCTGGTTCTATTGGTCAAAAAGAATTATCAGAGTTCTTAGCTGAAGTATCTGGCATTCTTGAGGACTGTAAACCAGAAAAAGCATTGGTAATTTACTGTGATGCGGATGTTAATCATGTTGATGAATTTACAGTAGAAGATTTACCTATCAAACCTAAAATGCATGGAGGTGGAGGAACTGACTTTAGACCTCCATTTGAGTACCTAGAACAGAAAGGTATCCATCCAGAATGTTTGATATATCTAACGGACATGTATGGTTCATTTCCTGATAAAGAGCCAGCATTCCCGGTTATATGGGCTAGAACCAGTAAATTAAATGCACCCTTTGGAACCCACATTGATTTGGAGTTTAAATAAACATGAGTACTCGATCTAACATCGCAGTAGAACACTGCAACGGAACAGTTTCCGATATTTACTGCCACTCTTCTGGATATCTATCTGTAGTAGGATATACACTTTTTAAATATTGGCAGTCAACAAGTAAACTGCGTTCTTTAAAAGCACTGGGAGATATATCTTCATTGGGAGATAACCTTGAAGACACTGATGCATATCATCGTGATAGAGGAGAGAAACGCTCTCCAGCACGAACTCATGCAACAGTTCAGGATTATATTAACAAGTCTGAAAGTTCCCTATATCGTGGAGATTGGGGATATGAGTATCTTTACCTATTTAGTCGTAAAGAAGGCTGGATGGTCAAAGTATATGATCAAGCATGGAGACCACTATATTTAGCACTTGTTGAGGAGAGATTAACTGATGTCTAAGAATAAACGAATAAACCCTGCATATGTAAAAGGTGTCAATAGTGAAGCATGGATCTTAGCGGGTAAGTGTGTAAGAGAGAATATTAACTACAACGAAATGGTAGTGTTAGCTAAAACGCAATCTGATGATCGTGGTAGCTTACCTCGCGATACTGATAATGCTAGAAGAGAACTTGGATATCGTTCTGGATCATCTGACTCATCCCGAGGTACTAACTTAAGAAGAAAGATAGCTGAACGACTTCCGATTAGAGCTGAATTAAAAAACCTTCCTTATTACTTACGACCCTCTTATATCCAAGTAATCGGATATGAATCAGGGCCCACATACATTCCAAATAGATCTTATAATAATTGCCGTGATAACCATAAATACCGTCCCATAGAGGGTATGAAAGCTAAACTTCACAAAATGCGCACATATCTTATGAAAGATAGTTTGGAAGGCTTAGTGCGATGGGTAGATACAATTGGAAGTAGTAAGTGCGATTTTGTTGTAACACCTTCATTTGAAGGATTTTCCTTTAAGATTAAGACAGGTGCTGTAGGTAATAGGTTACCTACTACTAAGTATTATGACTCATTAGGAATCATAGTTAGTGCCCCTAAAGAGTTTTTTTCTCAACAATTCTGGGGATTTGGAGATCATTTAGTAGTTCGTGTATTAGATAAATATGAGAATGATGCTGGTATTAATATTCTTAAAACACTTAGTTGTGACAGAGAAAACCTGTATGCACTAGAAAGTCCTACTATTTTAAAAGAACGATACTATGTTCATAAAGATTCTATGAAAGGCACAGGACTATCAGAGGAAGCAGCTATTAGATCACTTCAATACTATATGGGTAAAGCAGTAACATTTGCTTTAGGAGCCTAATATGAAAATCAAAGGTTATTAACGCAATGACTCCTTTAGAAGATTTGGAGCTACACGCATATGAAGTGATGAATAAATTAACAGGACTGCCTACACGGGAATCCTTAAGGGCAGCATATATAAGGTTTAATTTTAGTCGTGCCTTAGTTGCTGATCATTTTCAAATCACACCTCAAAGATTAAATATCATTAAAAAGAAGCTGTTAGGAGATGAGATATTACCTTCTGGTGCTACATATATTCGACAATGGAATGAGGTTAAATGTTATACCAAATCCTATCCTACATGGACTCATGTACCTGAAAGTGATAAACCCAGACATACGTCTGAATTCAAATAACATCAATAGGAGAAAGAATGATTGCTTATGAAGGACCCAGTTTAATCAATGGTGACCCCATTGCACTAATTTTGACTAGTAACTCCCTCAATGCCAAAACAGGTACGATGATTCAATCTTGGATTATTCCTGTAAAAGACAGTGTCTTGGTAAATGATGAAGCTGTCTGTGGAGATTGTAGAATGCGAGAAGGAGCATGCTATGTAACAAAGGTATTTGCTCCTAATAATGTTCAAAAATCTTATAGAGCAGGCAAATACAAAGCCTTTCAATCAAGTGACCTTCGTCATGAAATACTTCGTATAGGTAGCTGGGGAGATCCTGCAGCAGTGCCTGCAGATATCTGGCTTAATTTATTACGTCGTACTCAGCTAACAGATAAGTACACAGGATATACCCACCAATGGCGTACATGTGATCCAGTATTTGCTACCTTTTGTATGGCTTCAGTAGAGACATTAGAAGACGCTCAATTAGCACAATCTATGGGATATTCAACATTTAGAGTTAAAGAGGCCTATGAGCCCAAACAACCTAATGAAACACTATGCCTAAACCAGACAATAGGGATTACATGTAAGCAATGTTTATTATGTAATACTTCATCAGGAGACATTGTTATTGATGTACATGGTACAAGACGAACAGTAAACAAATATAGAGAATTTAGATTAACTCTATCTACCACTGAGAGGACAGATGACACAAGTCATATTAACAAAGGATCAGACTGAAGCAGTGGATGCATTCCATATGTTTATGTTTGATCCAGATGAGACAGTATTTATCTTACAAGGGTATTCTGGAACGGGTAAAAGTACCGTTATTAAAGAGATGATTAATAGTATCCCAGGCTTAACTAACTGGGCAGATTTAGTCAATCCAGAGATTAATGGGTATACCGTTCATTTAACAGCTACAACGAACAAAGCAGCAGAAAACTTTAGCGAGATTACTAAGAGACCTGTTAAAACAATTCATTCGTTTTTAGGTCTTTTGGTTAGAACAGATTACAAAACAGGAGTCACAACACTCGTTCCTAAAAATAACGAAATACATGAAAACTGTTTAGTATTTATTGATGAAGCTAGCTTCATTGATTCAAAACTATTAGGGTTTATCTTCACGAAAGTCCGAAATAGCAAAGTGGTATTTATTGGTGATCCAAACCAGTTAATACAAGTTAAATCACACAATGCCCCTGTGTTTGAAATGAATAGTCCTAGGGCATGTTTAACTAAGGTAGTTAGACAAGCTGAAGGAAATCCTATTATTGACTTATCAGCTCAATTCTGTGAGACAGTTAATACTGGAGAATTCTTTCAGTTCAAACCAGATGGACATCACATTGTTAAACTAACACGTGAAGAATTTGACGCAAAGATCTTAGCAGAGTTTTGCCGAGATTCTTGGCGATTCACTGATTCTAAGATACTTGCATGGACCAATAAGCGAGCAATTGCTTACAACAATTTAGTGATAAACAATGTCACTGGGGATCCGAAATTTTATGCAGGCGATTATGTTATTTGTAATTCATATTTTTCAATTAATGGTAGAAGCTTTAAAACTGATGAAATGGTTTACATCTCAAATGTTGAAGAGCAAGTTACTGACTGTGGGGTAATAGGATCTAGGTATCAGATTGATGGTCACCGAGTTTTTATGCCTACACACTTGGACGATAAAAAGAATCGGATCAAGAAAGCGAAAGACGAAGATGACATTACATCTGTTGCTTATATTGCTCAAAATTGGATAGACCTTCGTGCTGTATATGCAAGCACTGTTGCGAAGAGTCAAGGTAGCACATATGATAGTGTGTTTATCGATTTAGATGATATAGCTAAGTGTAATAATGGAAACGCTATTGCACGTATGCTATATGTGGCTGTATCCCGTGCTAGACACCATGTCTATCTTACCGGGGATTTTTGTTAACTCTTAGGAAATTCTATGCGACACATCATTTTTGATGAAACATATGAAGGACCTTATCAAATTGCCCTGCTCATTAAGAGTGGGGCTTTTGTTAAGCCTGACCTCATAAAATATTATATATCCCCATTAAAAGCATTTGGATTGCCAGCTAATAATGTAATAGCAATGACATTAGATTATAACGAAGATGGTAAAGCACCTGCATCTTTTATTAAATCGTATATACAAAAACTATTACATGCATTAGATTCAGTAGGATCAACTATATTATATGTAGCCGATAGTAGCTACTTTAAAATCCTATCAGGAAAAGTTAAAGCTGATATACATGCTGGCTATATCTTACCTTGTGTTATTAAAGGCTATACTCACATGTCAGTTGTATATGGCATCAATTACTCTGCTCTTATATATAATCCAGACCTTCAATCTAAATTAGAATCAGGATTAAAAGCAATTGCTGATGTAAATCAAAATTCTTATATCGAACCAGGAAGTAATATTATTCATTCTGAATATTACCCAAGTTCATTAGAGGATATTCAAATCGCATTAAATCAATTACATCAACACCCAAGTCTTGCCTGTGATATTGAAACATTCAGCTTGAGATTTAATGAAGCAGGTATTGGTTCTATTGCATTTGCTTGGGATGAACATAATGGTATTGCTTTTGCTGTAGATTGCTTAGATGGACAGAGATTAGATAATCCACTTATTCATAGCATGCTAAAAGAATTCTTTGAATCCTATCAAGGTGATCTCACGTATCACAACTCTGCGTTTGATGTAAAAGTTCTTATCTATGTGCTGTGGATGGAGAGTCTATTAGATACTGAAGGTTTATTAACTGGCTTAGATGTTATGACCAAACAAATGCATGATACAAAGATCATTGCGTATTTGGCTTCAAATTCAACCGCAGGCAATCATTTAGGATTAAAGCACCTAGCACACGAATTTGCAGGTAACTGGGCTGTAGAGGACATTAAGGACATCAGAAAGATACCTATAGATAAACTACTTCAATATAACTTAGTAGATGCTATATCAACAATCTTTGTTAAGAAGAAGTATGAGCCGATTATGATTCATGATAATCAGTTAGCTTTATATTCTGGTTTGATGTTAGATAGTCTTAAAGTTATTATTCAGTTAGAATTAACTGGTATGCCTATGTCAGCTATTAAAGTGAGCAAGGCTAAAGAAAAACTTGTAGGAATACAAGAAGACCTTTTAAACCAGATTCATTCCAATACGAGCGTATTAGAGCTAAATACACTGCTTCAAAAAAAAGCTATGGAAACTGCTAATGCAAAACTGAAAACTAAACAACACCCCCTGGAGAAATATGCTGCCATATGTTTTAACCCTAATTCTAATCAACACCTTCAAGACCTCTTATACAGCACCCTTAAATTGCCTGTTATTGATTTTACTGATTCTAAACAGCCTGCCACTGGAGTAGGAACCGTTGAAAAATTAATTCATCATGCTATAGAGCAAAACCAGAAAGAGTTACTCGAGGTATTAATTGGGTACTCTAAAGTCACAAAGATTCTTGCTGCATTTATTCCTTCATTTGAAGCTGCTATTAGTAAAGATGAATCTGATACTGTCTGGCTTCATGGCTCGTTTAATTTAGGTGGCACTGTATCTGGAAGACTCTCAAGTTCAAAACCCAATCTACAACAGCTTCCTGCTACATCTACATATGGTAAAACAATCAAAGAATGCTTTGTTGCCAAAGATGGGTGGGTAATGGCAGGAGCTGACTTTAATTCCTTAGAAGATATGATCTCAGCCTTAACTACTAAAGACTCTAACAAACTAAAAGTATATACAGATTCTTATGATGGTCATTGTCTAAGGGCATTCTCGTATTTTAGAGATAAATGTCCTGATATTGTAGATACTGTTGAGTCTATCAATTCAATGAAGCAAAAGTATCCAGAATTAAGACAAGACTCTAAAGGTCCTACCTTTGCCCTTACTTATCAAGGTACATGGCATACACTGGTTAATAACTTAGGATTTGACTCAGACGTAGCTAAAGGTATTGAGGCTAATTATCATGCTCTATACAAAGAGTCTGACGATTATATACAGGGCCGTTTAGAGCAAGCCAGTAAAGATGGATATGTTGATGTAGCCTTTGGTTTAAGGGTAAGAACACCCTTATTAGGTCAGACTATCTTTGGTGGGCCTAAGATGCCTTATGAGGCTGCAGCTGAAGGACGTACTGCTGGTAATGCTATGGGACAAAGTTTTGGTCTTCTCAATAATAGAGCTGTATGTGAGTTTATGCAGAAGGTATGGAATTCTCCCTATAGATTAAAAGTGTTACCTATTGCCCTTATTCATGATGCTATTTATTTACTTATAAAAGATGAACTTAGTGTAGTTACATGGGTTAATCAAGAATTAATTAAATGTATGCAATGGCAAGAGTTACCTGAAATCATACATGATAGTGTTAAACTAGGAGCCGAATTGGATGTGTACTATCAGGGATGGCATCAAGCAATCACAATCCCCAATAATGCAACAGGCCAAGAAATCAAGGGGATAGCCCGAAAGGGTAAAGCATCTTTTAATAAATGAGAAGAGTATGATATATGCAGATACATTGGATCTATCAGCTGCCAGAGCTCAAGCAGAAATTGACAGAGCAGTTGCAGAGATTCAGAAAAAAGCACAGTACAGTATTATTGGTACAGGTACATGTGAGTGTTGTGAAGCTATTGTAGAACCTGTCTGGATCAATAATCAGACAGAGAAAGTAGTAGGAAGATGGTGCTCAGTTGAGTGTAGAGACCATGTAGAAGATTAACAAATGTAGGAGATATGTATGGGTAGAATTAAACAAGCAATAATGTGGTTAGAAGAAAATGGATATGAGGCTTCAGATGAAAATCTGAAGTTTGTTCCAATTGATCCAGAGATTAAAGCGTCTCCTGATACGATTAAAACATATGAAGCGGATTTTAATACATATGTTGATTATCGATCTAAGGCACATGATTGAGGTAGGTTGTCTTGCATTAGTTATGTACATGGAGTCTAGTATTAGTTCAGTTACAACCCAAGCATATGTTGCTAGTGTTGTTATTGAAAGAGCTAAACAAGATAAACAAACTATATGTAAGAATATTCATAGGCCAATAAGCTATTCATGGATGTTTGATGGTAAGAAGACAAGAGTAGATCAGTTATTTTTACACCAAAAATTATATCCTCTAGCCTTAGCTCAATTAAAAAAGCCAAAACTAGTAGGGTATTATTATTTTAATGAGTGTAGGCTTGGAAAGAGGTTCAAAACCAAGAATAAGATGATTAGGTCTGATACGATGTGTTTTTACTAAATAAAAGAGGCATTTAATATGCCTCTTACTTTTTATGGCTTTAAAAACAATTTAGCTTCTGCTGATCGACGACGAGTAAGTCCAGCTAGTGATTTACCATCTGCTTTATCCCAGCGTAAAAACTGGTGCGATATTTCACCTTTAGTTACGCCTGCATTAAACAGTTTCACTAACGTTGACGTAGCAAAACCCGTTGTTCCAATGTTGTAGCAAAGACACACAAGCGCATCAAATTCATTCTGTGCCATTGGTGGATGAATTGCTGTATTAACGGCGTGCGTAAATGTCGCTAGTGTTGCTTTTAACAATTCGTCTGCTTCTGCTTCATCACGTAGTTTGTCGCCTTCTTTGACTTTTGAACCGTTAGCGTAACGTGTTGAACCAATCCCGATAGTCCATATACCAGCGGGGCATTTATATGCCTGTAATTTACAACCTTCAAACTCTTTAATTAATGCAATGCCACCATGTTCTATATTCATTTCTTTACTCGCAGTAGTAGTATTGTTGATAATTTTTGGCTTAGTCTAATCATATCGCTGTCTAGCGTTCTAACCTGGTCTATTAAATCAATTAAAACCGTGTGTGCTTCTTCAAGTATCGGCTTGACTAAGGTTGTTGCCCAAAGCCACACAGAGTAAACGATATAACCCATGCCCCCAGCCGCAATGATAGGGAATCCGTATTGATTGATATACTTTGCAACTGCCTCAAACTCCATCTGTTTTACTCGGTAAATCTAACGCTTCAGAAAGCAAGTCATCAATCTTTAAAATATCTTGTGACATTGACGTAACGCGACTGTCTAACTGTTTAATAATTACAATTAACCCTTTGACTTTTTCAAGCACGGATTCAAGTAAAAACTTTTGTGTTAAGTAAACAAAGTACATACCGACGCAAGCCGCAGCTATGGGAAAACCTACGTCTGAAACAAATACCAGTAATTCCATAGTTTATAGTTTTAAAATGTCATACCAATCGAAACATACTGTTTATCCACAAATTCAGGTAGTTCTGAAATTGTACCTAGAATTCCAGTTTCAGTATCAAAGTATTTTTGTACCACAATACTAGCTATTTCTTCTTCTGATAAGCCCTCGTAAAAATATAAAGCGTTTGGCATTTTATCTGTTATTTTCATATTAACTCCAAAATTGAATAAGTTGTAGTTGAGTTATACCAGTCCTGTTGGCGGAAATTCCTGAATACTTAACCCGTAAAACATCTGTAGCTAGATTGCTTACTGTAGCTGTACTGATTCTATTAGTAGAGATGCTTGTACCCATATTAAATACAGTGGCATCCTGAAAGTATAAGGTACTGCTAATAGGTACTGATTTTACACCTGAATACTTAACCCGCAAAATATCTGTAACTAGGTTACTTACTGTAGCTGTAAATGGTTTAACTGCTTTTATTCCCGATATTCTACTTAGTAAAACATCTGTAGCTAGATTACTTACTATAGCTGTATTAATTCTATTAGTAGACATCCCTGTACCACTATTAAATACAGAAGCATTTTGTAAGTATAAGGTACTACCAATAGGTACTGATTTTACCTCTGAATACTTAACATTCAAAACATCGGTAACTAGATTACTTACTATGGCTGTAAATGGTTTAACTGATTTTACACCTGAATATCTAATCCTTAAAACATCTGTAACTAGATTGCTTACTATGGCTGTATTAATTCTATTAGTAAACATCCCTGTACCCATATTAAATACAGTGGCATTCGTAAATTTAACACTATTCACTTTTGCTGGGGCAACTGGAGAGATTCCCCTAGCAGAGGAAGTAATTATATTACTCCCTCTAGGAAACCCAAAGATATATCCAATTACCTCAACTATAGGTATCATGCTGGCATTGCTACCTGACCAAGTGAAATTGTTCCTGTAGGATTACCGCCTACTGTAATTCCACCATTAACATTACTGAATACTTTCAATCCAGTATCAACCGATACATAAATACGAGAACCATCAAAGAACGCCAAGCTGTTAGCAGCAGCAAATATGTTAAGTGTTCCTTGGTCAATCATCAATACGGGTGCGGTTAGTGTAGTAGTAGCCGTTTTGCCTACCGATGTAATAAACCAGTTATTTGCTACTGTGGAATTCTTGGGAATCATAACCAATGAGCCTTGACACTTAAACGCAGTTAAAGCTGTACTTGCCGTTAATGCAGATGCTGTACTTACCGAAGTTGCAGAAATCAATGCACCAGTTCTTAAATTGAACTGTGTTTGGTAGATAGCTCCACTCGTTACTGCTTGCCAAGAAATAGCATTATTACCATCTAGTATTTGCAAGCTTGCATTAGCTGGAATGCCAGCTGTTTGTAATCCCGTAAATAACGTCGGTGTACCACCAGCAAAAGGAATTTTAATAATTCTAAATGAAGCTGCTGCTACAGGAATAGGTGTAGCTAAGAAGTTGCCTTCAAAATCAGGTTTAATATCACGAATAGCTTGTGCATCGGGGAGTGTTGGACAAGTGACTGTTGCAATGGTCGCTGCGGTAATAGCTGTTACTGTACCTGTCGCCGCCTGTGAGTTGAAACGGTATAAGATAGGCGTGAGCGATGCGGCATTGGGTGAACAGATGACCGTACCACCATTGATACCAATTGCGCTATACCCAACAGAGCTAAATGTTACAAGCGTACTATCATCTGCTGTATCTAAACGTGATAGCGAAATGCCTACTGTACTTGATGTAAAATATACATAACGCTCACCATCGAATTCAATATCCATATAACCACCACCTGTAGCAACAGTACTCACTGTTTTTGTGTCTAGTCTAAATCTTACAACTGAACTGCCGCCCGATAGAATGGCGTAGATTGATGCTCCTGTATAACATACAGCATCAGGTCGTCCACCAAATAGGTACACCTCGTTAGTCCACGATGTATTAGCAAACCACGCTGTATTATCAGTAGTTGCTGTCTTATGATGATTGTTTAATAACCAATGTGGTCTATCTGTACCATTGCCAGCTGCGTTACCATCACTATCACATGGGATGGTTATTTTGTTCATGTTTAGACCAATTGGTGCTAACACTTTCAAACCAAAGATTTGCCCGTAGTTGGTAATAGTAGTCGCGTAGTCAGAGATAGGTTTAACAGGTAGTGTTAGTCTTCGGGTAGAATCCCAACCATTAGATATAAACTTATTTGCGCTGTTTCCTAGGTACCAAATAAATGCGTTTACTGTAGTGGCTAACCAGTTTGGCATAAATGTAGCACCGTAATCACCGCCCCACCCTTTTGCAGCATTTATACCTGTGTACCCTTGTCTGGTTTTTGGCATAGAGATTAGCGGGTAATCACCTGAGTTTAGTGGTTTACCTGAACCACCAGCAGTTTGTGCGCCAAGACACCATAGGGTCGATGATACCCAGCCAAAGCAAGGATAATTGGCAGCGGCTGTATCCATGACATCTTCACGAGCTGTTTCAAAAATCCCTGCCCATAACGATGATTCATTGTTTATATAGGAATGTAAGACACCCCAGCGAGGCGCAAAGTTGATGATGAAATCGCACGATGTTAAGTTAAACCCGATTGGTGCAGAATCCATATAAGTATAGGCTTCATTCACACCAGTATGACTAGTAACTGCAACTGGACTTGCTGCATTGTAGTTGGATGGACTATCCCAGTATTCAACACATGAAATATTAACAGTTAGTCGTTTTAAATTGTATCGAATGACTGCGTTTTTATATGTCACTGCGTCTTTATTGATACATCTAAAGACTTGCGTATAAATTGGTGATTGCGTCCCAGCTGTATTATCTTGACCACCCCAGAATGAATCGAACAATGTCCAACCACTATCTGTCTGTGGCGTAACCCCAGATGCAGCTGTAAATGTAACCCCGCCTAACGCACCAGCTTGACCAACAGTAGTATCTGTGATTGCATCAGCAATAGTGTTAGCAAAAGTCATAAAGGGGGTTAAATTCCCAGCCCCTGAAGTTGGTGTAAATTGAGTTGATACTTGTATGGTGGACTGCCCAATATATTTTGCGGTAATTGTCATGAATTATACTCCAGTGTTAAAGTTAAGTTTTCGCCGCCAGTAGTTAACAAATCCACAGTCATAAAATCGGCTGGGGACATTGATAAGTTAAAAGTCTCGGTTATTGATTTGTAAGAATTAGCGGGTAAAGTAATTAACTCTGCCACGACTGCATTTATATTGATTTGAATTGTAACATCATAAGCAGACCTTGCGCCTATGCTTATAAAACCAGTTGTAATATTAACTGCTGCTGAAGGGTACCACCTGACTTTGCCTAATGTTGGTACTAGGTTTCCAAATAAGTTAAATAATCTAGATGTTTTAACAGATGCTCCAGCTGCACCAGTTTCATCGCCGAAAGGCAACTCTCTTATTACCCCATCAATAATAACTAAAGGTCTTCTTATCGCCATTTTAGGCTAATACGATTGAAGGAAGACTTTGAAAGTTCAAGTTAGTTGCTGAGGTAGCAAATCCAACTATTTGGACAATGTTACCCGATGTACTTGGTGCTGCTGAAGTTGCTGTACCTGCTGTAGTAGCTAAGAATTGCTTACCAGGAGTTAAACCAGTTACGGAAGTGTTATTACCTTCAAAGTAAACTTGAGCATTAGTAGCAGCGGTAAACGCCGACAACACAAAACCATTAGCCTCTTTACCTACGACTGTTGCATCTGCTTTTCTTACATTAGCTACACCTACGTTACTCCAGATATTAACTAAGTTACCTGCTGATATGTTTTCTGATGCAAGAATGCTAGCTGTATCAGCACCGATACCCGAAGGCATGAATGATGAATCTAATTGACCAGATGCGTTTAATACAGGAACTTTATCAGCATCCGTTGCACCAGTTGAAGTTTGAATGCCTACAGCTACTTCTGTAATTTGTCCTGCAATAGTTTTTAAAAACTTTGGAATTGCCATTTTAGCTCCCTAAGTAAATAGGCTGATGAATTTGAATGATGACTGTAGTCATCGATTTTGCATACCCTAATAACTGAGATAATCCAGTCATAGGTGCTAAATGAGAGTATAAGCCATTAGATTGTAAGAATACAGGCTCACCAGGAGATAATCCTGAAAATCCACTTAACTCTCCCGAAGTCATTACAGCGACACTTTCATATATATTTACAGCTTGTATTGTAAAACCAACAGCAGAGTTTATTCCTGCATATTCTCCCAAAGCAGTAACTGCACGATGTGCCCCTAAACCTGTCTTAGATATAATATATGATAGCTGAGGTCCACTATCACCTTGAATACCTTGAATACCTTGAATACCTTGAAGTCCTGTCTCTCCTTTGATTCCTTGAGGTCCTGCAATGCCTACACTACCTTGTAATCCTGTATCTCCTTGAATACCCTGTAATCCTGTATCTCCTTTTACTCCTTGAATACTTTGTATCCCTTGTATCCCTTGTATCCCTTGTATTCCAGCAATACCTTGTATACCTTGACTACCTTGGAGTCCAATACTTCCTTGAATGCCTGGACCTCCTTGAGCACCAGTATCGCCTTTAATACCTTGAATTCCTTGATCTCCTGGGTCTCCTTTATCACCTTTTAAATTACTTGATTCTATCTCAGGAGCAGGAGAAAGGATTTCTATAGGAAAAATACTCCATATATTTGTAGCTCGAGAAGGATCTATTTTTGATATACCCGAGGTATTACAAATATATGAAAGATTATTATAGATAACTACGTCAAACTTATGATAGTAAGACGCAGTAATCCATATACCTTTATTAATTGGATTTAGAAGCCCTAACCCAGAAAGCACTTTTAGACCTCCATTATTTACTTGTCCACCAAGTAATGCATGAGAATATTGCACTAATGGTGAAAATGATACCGCCAATAAAGCCTTTATAACGTGCTTGTTCTGAGCGCATTTTTTCGAGCACTTCGTGTATCTCGCATAACTTATCGTCTTGTTCCTTCAAATCATCACTTAATGAATACACACGTTGTTCTATCTTGGCTAATCGGCAGGCTTCGTCTGGCACGGCGTTAATCCGTTACTGTGTCAATTGCACCGTCGATAACAGTATCGACA